GTATTCGGGCGGGAGTACTCCACTTTAATGTGATTCACGGTCTTACGGAGTTCGTTATCCATTACTCCACCTATAGCCTTCAGGTAGGCATCGGGGAGTTTATCTATCTTCCCCAGAAGCTCCTTGAGACCTTCAACTATTAGTTCCGCCAACCCTTCACCACCTTGAAATAAAAGTGGTCTGTGCGCCAGCAGGTACACAGACCGTTGAAAATCCAGCTTATGCCGCATTCTCCTGCCGGAACTCTATGAGAGTTCCTGCGCTAGTTGCCATAAGCTGGAAAGTGAGATTCTGAAGTGTGAAATCATCCACGGCAAACGGTGCCGGGAAGTTTTCCACTTCCGCTTTAGGAGCATAGACCTGGAAGCGTTTGCTATCATCAGTCTTTGTGAACTGGAAGACAAACTGCAACCGCTTCGGAGCGGTGGACGTCGTCAGTCGCCAGAAAGTTCCAGTGGCCGTTGTTCCAAACATTGCCACTGATCCTGTTGATGCACCAGTCATCAATTTAGAGAGGTTAGAGCCTTTGAACTCTAACTCCTCAACGTTGATCTGGGCGTCAACCGCATAAGCATAGCGATCTTTGACAGCTCGTGTCCTCCACCTCGACTCGGCTTTCTCCCAAGTTGCCTCAATTGATACATTTCCTTTCAGCTCGGCAAGCAAGTTCGCAGTCGTCACCAAACCAGATGCAGCAACACCTGTTGTGCCGACATATATCTTGCCGTCCTGCTGAACGAATCCAGCCATTTATAAAATCATCTCCTCAGCCTTCCCGTGTTTATCGCTTTTGCGCAACGATCCTCCATCGGGAAGCTAAATAGTGTGTGTCTATATCCTGTTCATACAAGGGGTAATTGACTGTTTCTTCAGCCATCAGCCCCACACCAAGGTTAGTTGTGCTCAGACTTGCCTCACATTCGTGGAGGTTGTCATACACAACACCATAAATCGACGCAAGCTGTCTGGCATAGTTATCAGATCTTGACCACACAGAAATGTATATATCGCCGGCCGTGAGGTTCTTGAACGATTTCCCTGTGCCAGAAATGACCCGAAACGTTATGGCAGGATAGGTGGAGCGGGCATTCTTGCCCTCCACAGTCATGGCTGTTGTAACCACCATACCCGCCAGAGTCGCACTGTTTGTCAATCTCCGTCTGAGTGCTTGATATACGCACTGGGTTTTTTCCATTATGCTTCTAACTCCTCCAGAGCACCAGAGAAGGAAATATATAAATCCAGCATCCGCCGGGCAAAACCATATTTCTTCCCCTCAGCACTTGCTCCTTTGCTCATTTTCTGCCAGACACTTACATCGCATAATATACGAGAAATTTGATGCGTATCTGGTGGAATATCGCCAAAACACTCACACATCAGGGCATTGCCGAATACTCCCGACCCCCTGCACATATACCATACTTTCTCGGATGGCTCTCATCCTTCCCCTGTCGGTAGTATGGTGCACTATATGGAAGTCACTGAACTCATCCAGCATTTCCGCCATATTTTGCACCCTCCGCCCTACAAGGTACAGACCGAGATCCCTGATGCCCCGATCCCGTAGTGTCTTTACCACATGGATCAAGTCCAGGCATTCTCGCCTTGTGTAGCCATCAGCACAAGAGATTACTCGTTTCTTCCGGTCTGTTGTGCTCAATACATGTCCCAGTTGAATCTGATTCACACAGGGAGATAAATCTCCTCTGTCACCATGTATCAATGGGGCGTTATACCAGACCGAGACCTGATTCGCAAATCCCGCCCAGTCAGCGTCGCCACTGACCCACACTTGATCTATTGTTCCACCGTGCTTGTCAACTATGTCCTTTATGCTATCAGCCTTCAGTCGGGACATATAGACGTGAAGCGACGGCTGTAATTTACTCTCTCGCTTCTCAATACTATCGTCAAACAGATCCTCGTAGGAATACAAAGGCCCTTCGTAAAAGCCCTGGATGAAATCCTGCCTCCTGTCCGAGACATAGATCACCGTGTACCCCAGTCGGCTTAAACAGTAAGCATTTATAAATGAATCATAACACCGACCGTGGAGCACACTGTCATGCTGATTGAAAAAAAGAATTTTACGCACTCTGATTGTCCTCCCAAGTCACAAGTAATGCCTCTTTGTGACTCCCCTGAATATTCATCACCTCATTGACGTTCCAGACATTGTCCTCAGCGTCTGTTACTCTGTCCCGAACTTTTATGTCTGTGCCAGGCTCCACAATCATGTGATGAGAGCTTAACTTCACAAGACCAATCTCAAATAAACGTAGTTGCTGTCCCGACATCATTGTTACTGGGGTAATGTCTGCCCTCGTGTTGCTGGACACAGTGATCCATGTAACATCTCTGTTACCAAAATCATCGGGAGCACCGAGACTCTTTCTCTCGATCAGCACGTATTCATAATTCACCCGCAGTTTCATCTTTGGGAATCTGTATTTGTGTCGTTTCAGGCCCATTGGCGTTCCCCTCTATTTGGTACGGGTTTACAGCCCGCTTCCTTTGGTCAACTCGGACACAGCCACTTAATACGTCCTCACTAACTGGACACTCTTGGCGTTCTGATGCGTACTTCTTAACCGCCTCGCAAGCTCCAATGGATCTATCGCCTGGTGCCCTATTGTACCCCGGTGCCAGTTCCACGACCGATTCGGATCAGCGGCAAGTTCCTCCAGTAACTCAGCAGCGGCAACATACGGATTATACGACTCGCCCTCCAGGAACAGGTTTCCTGCCTGCCTGCTAGAAAAGGTGAATACTCCCTTGATCAGATCAGATGTCGTGGGTGTCACTTCACCCGATGTGCTGGATGTGCCGTCGTATATCGTCACCCACTCGAAGTCACCAAACTCCGAAATGTACTTGGTGTATCCAGGATTATGTTTCAGGAGTTCCCTGTCCTCCAGACCTACATAGACACAATTCCTGTCAAGAGCGATCTGGATCTCATCGTCTGTAAATATCCGCTGCCGCTTCAGAATCTCGAAGTCCGTGGAGTATCTCCTGACTGTCGTGCTCACAGAACCCGTATGCTGCACACGCCACACACCGTTTGACATGCCCTGCGAAGACACAAAGTCATAATATACCATCCCTGTGGCTGTGCTTGCTACACACGTCGCTGCTGTAACCTTCACCACACCACCAGGAGACCATATTTTTGCCACCGCATTACTCACCACAGCGGCGACCGATCCCAAATTCCTGAACTGCTGCTCCAGTCGGATCGTGTCACCAGGATAATACACTCCGGGGTCGAACTCCTCCGCCTCCGAGTCACGAACCTTATTCCTGACGTCCGCTATGAGCCATGCCATCTCTGACCTTGCCATTTATATCCCTATCCTTATAGCTTTTGCTCTTCCACTTCTGGAACGACATGAACGTTAGGGGTGATGAACTGGATCACCCCGTGAAGACTGACATCGTATTTCTTCAGTATTGCGTCAATCTCCCTTTGTGCTTTGTTCACCCTGTCTTCCACGTCGCCAACCTTCTGCTGACCTTTACCCGGAATCAGTATCAACTTTTCCCTGTTTATATCCCTGTTTATATCCCTGTTTATATCCACTCTTATCTCCCCGCTAGTATCTCCAGTATCGCATGAGTCGCTGGAGATGCGTAAAATAATGTCGCTTTGTCGAAATACAAGTTATCCAATTCGATCACTTCACTCGCTCGGAGGGTGTGTCTCACATTCCCCGTCACAGGCGTCGAAGAAAACCCAAACCAGATCTCGTCCGCCTTGTCTCTCGCCTGCATCCTCAGTGTCTTTACACCCGTCGGCAAGAGCTTGGTGTATTGCGTGCTTGCCGCTGCACACGAAACCATGATCGTGGTCATCTGTTGAACTTCCCGATCCATTTTTTTAATCCCGTCTCCTTTCGTAGACCTTCTCTATTTCCTCCGCTATCCTTTCAGGAGGTATCTTTCCCACACACATCGCCCACGGATGCTCACCCTCCCTGATGCAATCATCGACAATGTTGAAACAGGGGGAGCACTTCGCCTCTGACTGTATGACAACCGTGTCAGACCCACAGGTGATGTGATGCCCATAGGTGTGCGTCGCAAGTAATATCTTCGGCGTCCGTGGGAACGCCTGTGCCGCAACAGTGATGCCCGTCTCAGGCCCCACATAACAGTCGGCAATGCTCGTCAGTAACATACTCTGTCGCCACTTCAAACGCCCTGCAAAGTTGATGAACCTCGCACCCGCACCTCTCCAGGAGACGTTTTGTGTTCTCTTGTCTCCCAGACCAATCAGATATATGTCATCGTGCGCCTCCATCACTGGCAGGAGGGCGTCCTGGACGTGCGGATACTGCTTGATCATAGAACTACCCTCCCATTGCCACATCAACAGAAAGGCATCTCTGGGAATACCGTATCGGTGCTTGAATCCGTCCAGCCACTCCCGTTCCCCATAGTCAGTAACAAAAAACGGTCTCGCACCCTTCCGGGGCTTCAAACCCGCAAACTCCATAAACACCTCGAAAAAGTTCACGTCAAAAGCCATGTTCCGCTTTTTCTCGTATGACCACCAGAACCCCGGATCCGGGTCTTCTTTAGAAGGCCACCGCGCATGGTGAATATACACACCAGGAACGACCTTCCGGAAGTTTATGAACGTCGATCCCTCATCGTGCATATCCACGTCCATCAACTCCTCAAGCAAGTATGCTTTTTCCTGATCAACCGTCCATGTATCCATCTCAGGGTAGCGCCAGATGTATTTGTCAAACAGCCCGGAGTTCCTGAATATCTCCTCAGTGATCCCTTTGTTCCATTTCAAATAGCCAACAAGGAAAACATAATGCTTCCTCAATTCCGCTAATGCGGGGATGGCATAAACCTGATCACCTATCGCTCCCCAGTGCCCTACTCCCAGAACTTTCATTAACTTCCCTCTTGTGTTAGACCCCCACGGATCAACTCGATCAGCTCATCCTTTTTCATGGAATTTGTCACAGGGAGAGCATTCGACCTGCCAAACTTCCGAAGCTCATTGATGCTCATGTCATCCAACTCAGGCAGTGGAATTTCCTCCTCCGGAGGAGCAACACCCTCGGACGCATCTATCTCCGAAACCACGGAGCCCGCTCGCTCCAGTAGCCTGATCTGCTCCATCTCTTCGGGAACGTCCTCATCCAATTCCACCACACATGACTCATCATAATACTTCTTTCCTATCCACCCAACTCCACCATGTCCGCCTGCTGTCCCTAACTTGAAACGTCTTTTCGCCATACTATCACCTCACTTGGTAAGTAATCAAAAACCCCGGTAAACAGATCACTACCTCGACTAATCTATCTTCTCGCTTCTGGGTCTCAATATTATATTGCTTTGCGACCGTGCGACCCCAAAAGGTTAGCCCTCTGCCCCTCTTTGTTCTGATCCGTATCTTCGGCAGAATGTCGCCAAAATCTCGAATCATCTCAAAGTGCTTGAAACCCAACATCTGCCGGTCAAAGTAGGCAATATGTGGTGTGCCTCCACAGGTGTGTTCTATTCGGGACATTGTGTCACCTCACCCCGCCTCTCTGAACGCCTCTCTGAGCGCCTCCAAATGCTTCCGCGCCAGTCGGCGGCCCCATTCTCCTGGATTCTCTCTCATGAGCCTCAATTCCCTTTCCCGAAACAGGGAAGGGAAAAAATCTTTTTCAATTTTCTCCATGCTGCTGTATGATCTCATCCTATTCACCCGCTATCATCCTGTTACATTCGCTCACAAGCATCTCCGTGATGAACCTCGGATCATTGATCGCCTTCCCGATTGTCACATAATCCGCACCATGGCGGAAGGCGTCCACTAGCATCTCAGGATTCCAGACCCCGCCCTCCAGATTCACCAGAGCACAGGGAAACGCCTTTTTGATGTTCTGTAACAACCCGATCCCATAGTCTTCAAACGTTGTCGCAAACACCAGATTTCTCTCGTCTATCTCCCTCCGGAAAGATGCCAGGAGCAATTCACTCCGCTCACAGAGTTCCCTGAACGTCTCCCCACTCATGTCCGCCATTATCCTGAACGGCACGGCGAAACCGTGCGGGGTGCATATTTCACCACCCAGCGGGTGTGTCCACTCCAGGAGATGGCTTGTGGCTATCATGTCCGCCCCTGCATGATGCACATTATACCCATCTTCAAGACTCGGAGTGATGGCAGTCCCATTCGCTCCCTGCTTTACCTTCACCAGTCCGATAATGAACTTTTCAGGAGCGATCCTACGGGCAAACTCGATGTTTTCCAGGCCCTCCACCCGGAGACCCACCACACCGGGAACGTGCGCCACGGCTGAAATGAAGTCCCTCTCGCAGTATCTCATGCTCTCCAAATAGCACGATACAATCAAACCCTTTTCTGGAAGTGCTCTCATAGTTCCTGACCCTCTTCGTTGTATGTCAAGAGGTGGTTTTCCCACCTCGGCACAACCTTGTTGAACTCCGTCGGGCTCTTCAAAACGATAGTCTCCCCACAGTCGAACATCCTGATCTTGTCGGCTGCATCGTCTATAAGGATCGCAACCCTCCGCTCTTTACATATCCGCGCCTTAAACATAGAGATAACCAGATCCCTCTCCATGCTTATTTTCTCGTCGCTTATCCAGTCACAGATCTCCAGCTCGTACCTGTTCAAGAGACCCGTGTTCCAGAAGAAATCTACCCGACACCTGTAATGGGCAAGGATCTCCTCATCGCTTCCTTGTGTCCACATCGTGCGGCCCGTAAGGATGCCCACCACATTCCCGGCCCGCCTCAACTGTGTGATTAGATCCGTGTACCTGATTGGTTTCTCTATAAACGTCCCGTCAAAGTCAACTGCTATGATCATTTCTTTGCCCTCGGAAACGTGATTACATTGCAAATATTTCTAACCGCTTGCTCACAAGCGGTATCTACTTCTGTCTCTGAAGTGTATCTGTTTGTCGCACAATCATATAGCGGTGTTAAGACAAGGTGGACAATCTCGTGTAGTGCCGTCGCTCTTAACTGCTCCATTGTAAAGGGGGCGACGTCGCTATCATCCTGTGCGGCTAAATATATCGTCGCGACATTGCCGGGGATTTTCCAGTGCACCTCGGCAAGGCTACGATCCTCGAAATCGTATAATTGGTAATATATCGTCCAGTTCTTCAGACCGAAAAACTCAATATATTCGTCACAACACTTCTGGAAATACTTAAACTGTGTTTGTGTAGTCTTCGCCATTACTTGCTCCCCGCTGTTTGCATCACTTTTTCCCTGATCCGCTTCTCCTCTGGGTAGAAGTGCTTCACATCACCATCACCAAGGGCAATATACGTGTCTTGACAATGCCTCACTACCCGTTCTATCTCCTCCCGCTCAAGTGAAGCCTTGTGATCCGATCCCTTCATTGTCCTGTCAAGTGTTACATGCACCTCGATCATTTCCGCACCCTTCGCTACCGCACCCACCGAGAAGGGCACACCCGCATCGTGGCTGGAGTATCCGACCCTTGCATAAGGAAACAGCTTCACCAACGTGGGGATATAATTCAAGTTCACATGCTCTTTCGGCGTCTTGTATTCGGAACAACAGTGGAGAATATACAACCAGTCTCCCTCATGCTTCCCATACGCCCTGAGAATGTTCACCGCACGGATAACTTCGGGAAGTTCGGACATACCTGTGCTCATGATCACTTTCCCACCCTGCTCTGCAACATACCTCACCAGATCTTTGTTAAATATCGCCGGTGAGGGCAGTTTCCAGAACGGTGGGTTGAACACCTTCATAAAGTCCACGGAGGGCTTGTCAAACACAGATGCGAACCATTCGATCCCGATCTCCTTACAGTAGACGTCGATTGCCTCATAATCCTGATAACTCAACTCCAAAAACTGCTTGTGCTTCCTGTAAGTCGTCTGCCCCAAGAGCGGGGAGTTATACGGCTTCTCAGGATACAATAACGGATCACGTTTCTGGAACTTCACGTAATCGAACCCTGCCCACTTCGCCAGGCTGATCAGTTCCAGTGCCGTCTCCAGTTTTCCTCCATGATTTATTCCTGCTTCAGCCACCATAATAAGATCTCTTTCAATAAGGGTGTCCATCGCTATTCTCCCAATTGGGTATTTTGCTTCTAAACAAAGATGCCAATTCTGTATATTTTTCTTGATCAATCAATGTTACATCGTGTTTCTTGCTAAATGCTTCAAACTTCTTCTTTGCAATATTTGTCCAGTAACCCTTGACTTCATAGTAATGCCCTTCGTTGGGTAAATAAAAATCAGGGCGATATGTATACTCCACACCCGAAATATCTAGCAAGAAAATAGCAGGTTCGTATTGCCAACTTAACCCCCAAAGAGACAATATCCTTGCAAAATTCGCTTCCCACCTACTTCTAAAATATTGACCCAAATCTTCTCTATAACCCCCCGCTCCCCAAGCAGACTTGTCAATTCTTGCTCTGCCGTCCTTATAGGCTTTGACCAAAGCCCGCGAAGTCTGTGGACGCTTAACCCCTCTCTGCTTATAATTCCACGGCGTTTCTCGTCCTTTAAGCGCCAGGCTTATTTTTTTCCTGACTTCGGGTCGTTGGGAAGGATTTTGTTTCCCTATTAAACGCCCTTTATTAGCCTCTCCGATTTTTCTTTTGGTTTCTTCGCTACATACCGATCCCCTATTTCGATATGCAGTGCTGCATGATAAAGAGCAGAATTTTCGTGGGCGGCAAACCCAGCCTTCAATATCTGTCCCACAATTTAAGCATTGCGTTGTATATTTTTTCTTGGGGTCTTTCTTTCTAGGCATCCGTCTCCTATTTATTACCCCATATCAAGATACAAAAGGTGCTCTATCAATTCCGCCAGCGCACCATTCCCACCTGGTCGCATACAGACATAATCCGCCAGTCGCATCACCCGTGCTGCTGCATCCGCTGGACATGCCTTGAGACCCAGATCCTTGACCACCATGGCTGGTATGTCCAGATGATCGTCACCGATGAAAGCCATCTGAGAGACAGGGATGTCAAACGTCTCGCTGATTTCTAACACCGTTGCCGCTTTGTCTACCTGACCCCAGTAGCAATACGGGGTGTATCGTGTCATCCTCTGCCTTGTGACATTATCATCACCCGCTGTCACTATGAATAACTCATTACCCACATCTCTCCAGACCTTGGCTGCGGCAGCATCACGGGAGTTGAATTTCTTGCCTATGGCAACCTGCCCATCGAAACCACGGCTCTTGACAGGCATGTATATGTACCCACCATCAGTGAGCACTCCATCAACATCTGAACATATCGCTCGAATCTCATTCATTTCCCGATCCTCGAAAGAATTGACTGCACTTGATGCTGAACCTCTTTATCATCTATCTTCTTGCTGATCTGCCAGAGACTCGACACCGCCTCACGGATCTTCTCCATCCTGCCCCTCAGCTCTCTCAGTTCCCTGAGATCCTCCATCGCGGGATGATCGCATAGAGAATGCCCCCTCTCGTTTCCTGTCCAGAGACCCTCATGCTCACCAGTATGTCGGATGTCCCTGCTCATATCAAAGATCATAGTATAGCTCTCCCACCGACTCCTCACTCCATCGGTAGCTTGACCCGTCAATCTGCCTCGGCTGCAGAACAAACGAAAAACCCAAAAACCTCATGATTTTGCCAAGAATGAGGTATTTGATATACAGTTTTCTGTCGATCCATGTTTTTACCTTGGTGTCCATCCTGACAGTTGCCCCGTGTTGTATGGGATTCGGCTCCACCTCTATCCTGATGAAAAACCACCCCGCTTGATACACAGCCCACCAGTTCTCTAGTCTCATATTCTCTCTCCCGCCATCGCTTTTGCACGGAGTTCCTTCATCCGTTCCGTGGACATCTCAGAGAAATTGACAGTGAACTCCGTCGCATCGCCCAGACTCAATATGTATTCCTTCTCACTCCCATAGACCTCTAGGATCTTCTCTTTGTTTCGCTCGTAGAATGGTGTGCCCGGATACGCCGTGGCGTAGAATACCGAGTTGACGGCTTTATTATCTATCATGAAATCCGCTGTCTGTTTGAAGTCTTCCTCAGTCTCTCCCTCGTATCCTATTATATATGTAGTATTCGCCCACATCCCCGCTTCTCGTGTCCACCTGATCGCTCTCGCTGCCATCTCAGGAGTCGTCTGCTTATTCATTGCATCCAGCGTCTTCTGACACGCCGACTCAACACCGTATCCTATCCATTCACAACCCGCCTGTTTCATCAACTTGAGCATCTCAGGATCGACGGCATTCACACGGGCAGAACACCCCCACTTGATGTCCAGCCCAGAGTCGATTAGCTGATCACAGAACTCCATAGTCCATCGCCTGATCGCCGTTGTGTTATCGTCAACGAAGCCCACAAAGTCGATCCCATACCGCCGCTTTAACTCCCGCATCTCGGCGATAACATTCCCAGGCGACCGCATTCTGTATCGCTTCCCCCAGATGACACCATGAGCACAGAATCCGCATTCATACGGGCATCCACGGCTGACCACTGTGTTCATCGACTTCTTTGCTTTGTAGTTGATCCCGCTGGAGTTCTTCACAATACCACCCCAGATCGGGTGTCCCACATACACCTTATCGACGGGAACTTTGTCCCATGCTGGAAACGGGAGGCTGTCCAGATCCCCAATGAAAGGCCGTGGAGAGTTCTTGACATACACCTCATCAGGGGGGTGTTTCCACCAAATACCTGGTATGTCCTCCCAGTCCATCCCATCAGCGATGTCCAGCATGGTCTCCTCACCCTCGCCGATAGCCACTATGTCGATCTCAGGGAGGTACTGGAACACAAACTGAGGTACACTCGTCGCAAGACCCCCACCTGCTACAAAGAAAGGATCTCCGAGTTCTCTCTTGATCTCATATAGGAAGTCCAGAACACGCCTGTGCTCCTTCGCTGTCACTATGAGACCCGAAAGACCCACAAAGTCATATTTCTTGCCCTTCACCGTCTCGCTGAGCCATTTCTCACGTCTCTGGTCGATCCATCTCAACCCGTTCAGGTCGCATATATCCACCCTGTGCCCATGACTCTCCAGATACGAGGCGATGTAGCAAGGCCCCAATGGAACGTTATTCGGCGGGGCAAATTCTCGGATCACCATATTCACGAGTAAGACATTAGCCATCTTTCTCCTCCAGACAGAAAAAGCTCTTTCCTTCCTTCGGCATCCAATACAGGTGAATCCACCTGTTCGCGCAGATCCGCTGGATCTGCATAAGGAAATAAATGTCCTGTATTCACACGGGCAAACAGTGCGTGTGTTGAATAGAAATAAAAGTCAATCATTATTAGTCCTCAAATAGAGTTTTTGCCAGTTCAGGGTTATCCACCAAGTCATTTATGTTTATCCGCCTTGTGATCCTTTTCCTACCATTACCCAGATCCGTCTCCCAGCGACCTGTTTGGTATTTCTCAGGTATTTCATCCTCTTTTTTCAACTTCTTTCTCGCGTCCTTCACTATCTTTGTCAAATACCCCAGAATGGCAAATACGCCACCCACAATGATATAAAGCAGTAAACCCATTTTTTACTCACCTCTCCGGAGTAACTCGAAATATTCACCCTTACGTGTAACTTTGATAGCCTCACCCTTTGCGCCAAAATGGACACTCGAATCCAGTTCAGGATCTATCATCAGGCCGGTTATTGCATTGATCAACGGCATAACCTCGTCAGGGGAGAGCCTGAACCCTCTTTGCTGCCTCACTTTAGTCAACCCAAGATCCGACATCATTTGTTTTCCTCCGTGTGTAATTTGTTACTATAATCCCACACCCCTTTTTTTCATGAGTGCCTCTACAACAATCAAGTCGTTATCGTCATGCACATCAAACGACCTGACAGGGTCGATGAAATACGGTACACATCTCTCAGCGATTACCCTGTGGTGTTCCAACAGATATGATCTCTTGACCACATACACACAACCATTTTCTTCAAACACAGGCGGGTAGTCCTGTCGCCTGTAAAGACCATGGTTGTCAATGAACGGCACCAGGAGACCCCCATCAGTGATTTTCTTCATCTTCAGAGGGTGACTGCCGATCACCGTGTTCACAGACATTACCGAGTCGGCTTCATCCCAACACGCACCCATCTGAGCCACCGCACCATCAATGTCCTGCCCGATCCTCATTGGACTGGAGTTCTGTAGTAAGGCAACCAAGTCATATCGCTCACCATCGCTCTCAGCGAATTCGAGAGCATGGATCATCGCCTCCTCGATACGAGACGTGTCAGTCGCATACTGATCGGGTCGCTTCAGGGTTTCCACACCATACTCGGCGGCGAGTGACAGTATGACATCACTGTCACTCGACACCAGTGTCCTGGAGAGACTTTTCGCCGATAGAGCGGCGTTGCATGAATACCAGATCAGTGGCTTGTCCTGCACCTTCGCAAAGTTCTTATCCTTCAGACCCTTGCTGCCCGCCCTCGCACATATCACTGCAAGAGCTTTTCTCCTCTTCGACATTATTTCTCGCTCCTATGACTTCCCTAAGCACTGTGTTGATCTGAACCCGATTGTCATCTGGTTCAGCTACCTCAGTCTCCTGATCTACTGGCTTCGCTCCCACCAGTTGAGTCGTCTCCTGACCAACCTGACCGACCTGTGCTGACGGAAGTGTTACCTCGATGACCTCTCGCTCATTGGGCTGCTCAATATCACCCTGTAACCCAATAAGCTGGAACGTCGGTACGTTTACTACCCCATCCTCAGTCCCTTGCTGAGTAACACCTTCATCTATATTCAAACCCAGACCACGCAGTCGCTCTACCCGATTCTTGACCTCATTTACCTCAGATCCCATCCGGAGAGCGAGGTTCATCAGTGACGGCCCGTCCAGTAAAATTGTCATCAGTGGCTTTTCGGCTTGAATATCGAAAGGCAGATCCACACCCGCAGGCTGACTTGCTAGAACCCTGTCAATGATCCCCTGCGCTTGTATTTCCTTCGCAAAGAGCATCCCCTCGATGTCATATTCTTTTGTCAAATACTTGTCAACAACATGCCGGAGTGGCATGTTGAGTATATGATCTTTCAGTATGCCGCCCTCCGATGCGTTGATATGCACTGTCGGAATTCTCTTGAAAGAGTCATGAAACCAGTGAGCGAAGGATAACAGTGCAGGATACGTGTAACACGTCCTGCCGTGGATGTCCTCCACCATGTCTGGAATAGTCTGGTATGGCTCTGTGCTGACAGTGTTCTCCACAACAGTGGCATACATCCTCCCAGGATCGTAGAAACTCTCCGGAAGACCCACAAGGATGTCAGGCTCCGCTGTTAAGAAAGCGACCGCTAAGAACCATGCGGTCGTTGCCACACACCCACCTGTCCCTAGATTGCCGATAAAGCCCGTCTTGTCATTCAAATGCGATGTGAATGGACACATCTCCACATCCATCGTGTTGTAGAAGTAGACCCTGCTGTTCTCGTTCTTCTCTATCGCTTCGATAGTCCGTGGATGAACAAACGTGTCAACCACGAAATTGAGACCATCACACCCGTCAATGAAGTCCGCTACACGCCCTTTTGAGTCCGTTGTTACAACTATATGCGGGCGGATGCCTTCCTTCAGAAGCGCCTTGGTAGCACTGTCACAACACAGGATGCACGCCCTGTTGCCTACATCCTTGAGATCCTTTATGTTCCAGTCCAGAGTCGGGCCGCTCCCAACTATTATGCAGGGTACTTTGCCTCCAAAACAGGCAAGCATCGAGGCGATCCCGTAACCCCCATGCACCCTCGGTAAGTTTGCCTTGAAGTTGTCTATCCAGTCCATAATTCTCGCTCGGACAGTGTTTCTGGAAATCATTTGCATCATTTGCTCGTTGTCTGCATTCATACATCGTCTCCCTGAAATAAAGCGACCGCCTCTCTCCATGTTCGGGAAAGAGGCGGCCTTATCATCCACCTTGTGGGTGGATTATTAGAATACTCTGAGTGTAAAGACAACCGTTCCCATGTTTGTCTTTACCCACATATTTGTCGCTGTGAAAGCGGCCGCTGTACCTCTATAGAGCACACCCGGTTTGTCCTGCATCACAACTTCCATACCCACGGGGGCTCTACCGAGTCCATGAGCCACAGTAACCTGTGTATTGCTGGCGGCTGTGCTGAATTCCACATACGCCGCATCCAACTTACCACACGTTGACCCTGATTTTGCAGTACCCAGGGTAAGCCCACCGTCGGGAACTTTTGCATTAGTGACAGCACCAGCCGCCAGATGTCGTGTGCCAATTACCCCAGTCACTATAAGCTGACTCGTCACACCGAGCCTATTCAACCTGGGGCAGAAACTCGATCCGTAATTACCCATTCAATATCACCCTCCTGAAAGGAGGGGCAGCTAAACGCTACCCCAGTTTAGAGTTTACGTTTAGCTAAGCGCTAGTCCGTACCTGCGGGCATGTGCCTTCTCGTTTTTCACGATCAGCGTATACTCACCGATGATCTGTGACTTCACAGCGTCACCAGTCAGCGCAAGATCCTGGAAGAAAAACGGTCTGAACCGACCCAGGAATATCTTATCCATTGACAGGATATAATATTCATAAGGCGGACACCATCTATTGACAATTATCGCCAATTCACCCATGCCTGCCACAGGCAGTCGGATACGCTGAATCTGGGCACCGCCGAGAATCGTCTCGGGCTCAGACCTGATCCTGTCGTTATAGATGTGCGTTATCCGCTCGGCAAGGTAACTGTTGCACATTATCACCGACGGATTTCCGCCGGCGTCAAAACATGCCCTGGCATCCGCTTCGATATCGTCACCAGTTATGGCTGCCCCAACGGCGTTAGCTTTGTTCGTGCTGATGAAATGCCACAATCCACCCATCGACCTGTAGGTGGTTGTTGTTCCATCGACAAGCGTTCCTGTAATGATGGCTTTCTCAAGCTGAATCTTCATCTCTTTGAGACGCTGCTCGGCTTGGTAGTCCGCCTCAGTTCCAGATATACCCGCCAGGATCGTCGCCTGCTCCGACCCGGAGACCTGTATTGTCGCATCGAATATTTCACTTGCGTTATACGGTCGTGTGCGGGTCTGTGCAAACGCCGACCGGGCGTCTGCTCCTTCAAGTCCTTTGTCGGATATAATCTCAACCCGGGCAGAACTTGAGTGAGCCGCTGTTCCTGTGCTGTTATAGTCTCTCGTAACTGTGACATTGCTACCCGTTCTCGCTGTAGCCAGCATTATCTCCTCATCGATCCTTAGAAGGATCGGGAAGTTCGATGCAATCGGCCACCGGGCAGCTCCGTTGTTGACAAACATCGTAACACTACCGCCATCGCTCGCCATAGCGGCAGACAGTGTGTCGTTCATACCACGCAGAGCGTCTTCGAGCCATTCGTGTTTGATATTACTTACTGGCGCACGGTTCATCAGAGCGAACAACGGTGTATCAGTCGGGCTGATCATCGCTATTGTGTCTTCGAGATCCTCCCTTGCCGCTGTACTTTGATCATACGTGCGTGCCAGACCTGCAATCGCCATTTATACTCTCACTCCATTTATGTTATCTTGCGGCCTTGCCAGATGGGGTTTCCGAACTTCCCCGCCCTCCGGAGCCGGCGCTCCCACGTTTTCGCAAACGCAGTGTGTCCGTCTCCTTTGGCATTAGCCTCAATTATTTCCTTTGTAAGTTGATCGTCAATTTCCTTATCTTTCGACTTTCTCGAACTTGAGGCCTTCCGTTTGGAGTCCTCCCCTTTTCGATCAGCCGAAACTACCACTTTCTTACTCACGACCGCCTTAGGTTTGTCTTCGATGAGGTATGGGCGCTCCACGGCTAAGTTCGATAATGCTTCCTCAAGCTCTATCGGATCAACCTCACCGTCCTCTGACAGTTCCAGATCGTCCATTACATTGCTCAACAGAATCACGGCATCTTTGGCGTTCCTGAACCCCATCTGTGTTGCTTTAGTGATGACAGCATTCTCTTTCGCCACCTGTGTGATGCCCAGTTCCAGAACCTCCAGTTGCTCATCCTTTTCCTTGAGTTCTGCCTGTAACCGAGAGACCTCATCCATCTTCGCCCGTTCGGCTTTTTTCCTCGCCTCTTTTTGCTTCGACTCAAGCTCAGCGAGTTTGTCTTTTGCCTTCGTCGCCTCCAGACGGCGTCTCTTGGCCTCCTCCCGCAACTTCTTCACGTATTCCGGAGAGTAGGTTTGTGTCTGCGTTTCGTCAGCGTCACCCTCACTCTCATCCTCATCGTCAGGCTTATCCACCTCGGCATCTATCGCCTCACCGGCTGGGTCATCTTCGGAGTCCTCATCAGAGACATCCTCTGTTTCCACATCAGGCTCGGCGTCTTCTGTCTCATCAACATCCTGATCAGGTTCATCCGTCTCAGGCACATCCTCAGTTTCCGTCTCCACAGGGGCAGGATCATCCTGACCCCCATCTCTCTTGACCACTCTTTTAAGTATCTTTGTCACTGGCGTGTCGCCTTCAGGCTTTGCCATCTTTATCTCCTTTTACTTAGTCTGTAAGTAAGCATATATGTCAAATAAAATAACCACCATCAGGCGGCCATCGCATATTCCATTATCCTCTGATGCGCTACCTCCGGAGGGGCTAACACATCTGTTAAAAAACATAATCCATTCGGGTGATCTACAGGAGCGTTTCTCGGTAAGTAGCACCCCGACCCCAGACCGTCAATGTCTTGTGTCGCCCAGTCATCACAAATATCGGGCTTCGGGTGCGATGCGCTAAGATTCCACTTCACACCATCTACCCACGGCGCCCGCTCTGCTGATAGTATGGAAGCCTCTCGGAACGCATGGTTGATCTCTGTCCTCGCTAGCCTATAGGCGTTATATGAGAGACTCCCTTTCTTTCTCCACGCTTGTTTCCATGAGGGGCTATACAGACTGGACATCCTCTGATCGAATGTTTTGTATGCCTTACCTCGTAACTTCAGAAAGCCCTCCAGTTCCTTAGAGAGCCTGTATGCTGACTTTCCCTGTATTATTCCCTTTGCCACAGTCTTCGCTATGGCGTCCTGTGTGAACTTCCTCAGATCCCATATCCTGTCTGATAACGTCTTCGCCTGCACTAAACGTGACACCGCTGCCCTGACCGCATCGGCGGGCACTGTCGCAAAGATCCTCATCGCCATATCGCTCATCTCTGGCATTACGTCGTTCAGGAACGCTCGACCTGCCAGAACCCGTCCATCAGCAGCATACTTGGCGGAGATTGTCAGGTTCTTCATCATATCGTCACGGATCTGATTGATCACACCATCCATCATTCCCTCGATCTGCGCCTGAACCTCTATCATCTTCGCAACCCTGATGTGTGAATCCATATCGTGTGCCGCTCTCGATAAATACAGGCTGATCTCTTCATGTGCCTCCAGGAGAAGCTGATCCATCACCACCTGTTGACTCTGGAGCAAGGTCAATTCCCTCACCCGGGCGGCTAGTAAGTATACGACATATTTATTCATTATAGCTCAATTCCAGTTGCTCCTGAGTCTCAATAAACGCACCCACCATGGCTCTCGTCAGTTTGGAGACCGCCTCTTCGTCTGTCATCTCGCCCATGGCGTGCATCATCCTGAGAGCACTTATTTCACAGTATTCCTCATCTATATCCGACCCACGAAACGACCGACCTGTGTGGACACACGCAACTCCCGTTGACCCGGAACCCATATATGGATCATATACCACGTCACCAGGCCTGCTACCCATCTCTATCAGATAACTCATCAAAGTCACTGGCTTACACGTCGGATGGTTATTCTTTCTTGGCTTCCTTCCACCATCAGTCGTGCCGAATATCTCTAACGACCCCCACGATCCGTCACAGTTATACATCTGCTTATCTTCCAGACCGTCCAGCCCGGCATTTTTCTCACGCTTGCTCGGCTTCGGAACGATCAGGAATGGGAACGTCCTCAAAACTGAATCGGGGAGGTGCTCCTGTGCCCATTTGTCAAGAGAGAAATAGCGAGAGAATGATCCTGAACTTGCTGCTGATGGATTTAGTATTGGAACTTCCTCACCTGCCCGACATTGGGCTAACCATTGACTTTTAATTAAACCACTTCTTCCCCCAGATTGCCTCTCCACCCCATCATTAAGCACATCGTCTGAAACCAGGAGGTTGGCGGGAAAGCGGCCGTTGTTAGTTCTCTGTACCATATCATCTCTTTTATAAGGCACGTTGTTGGCATTCCAGCCTTTCGCTTGTGACATCCCCCAATACCCATCGCCACCTGTCTTTTCTCCATTAGCGGGAATTTTGCAATCCTCAAGCCACGTCACCCCGCGTCCCGTATCCAGAGCATGAGTAACCGAACTCGTGATGTCTGTATCCTTATATGGTCGAGACCACAGAACCTGCGACCTGTTGACGATCACCTCATCCTGGAGACCCTCCCTGAGTGCCAGCCTCCGTTCGATAACATCGCCATCCTTCAGGGAATAACCCACCTGCTCCAGTTCCTTCGCCCACTTCTCGCTCAGTTTGTCTATATTCCCCTGTCTGCCTTCCTTCGGCTCGATTACACTTTTCCTCTGCGTATACCAGTAATCATACTTTCCCTCCAGTATCCTGTATACATCCGACCGCCTGTGCCTCACCGTGAACGGCTTCTGACACACCAGGATAACTTCAACAGCAGGCTTCGGCTGGAAGCCTGAGTAAGCGCCATCGAGGGACTGGGCTTCTGGGGAGACTGGGAGGGTGATTGGCGCATATCCACTTTCATTATCCATCTGTGACCATTGATATGATGACCCACCTTCATGCTTTCCTTTGTATCGTTCCTCAATAACTTCCCTCTCCATGCCAAGCCTTTCATCCAGCTTCTTCGACACATTCATCGCCTTCGGGAAGCCCGTCGCAAAAGTCCAGTATATTGGCGTAAAGGAGACATCGAATCCCGCCGCTGACAGATTCATCACCATCCGAGCTTGACAGTCCATCCGTGGAATACACATCACAAACATGAAAGATCCGGGCTTCAGAACACGGAAACATTCCCTCCAGTCATCCACCGGCGGGAGAGCCTTATCCCAGTCCTTACCCATGAAGCCGATCCCGTAAGGCGGGTCTGTGACAATCAAGTCATTACTGTCATCTGCCATCTCTGACATTGTGTTGTGACAGTATCCGTGCCACAGAGTATGCTGATCCCACTGTCGGTATATCTTCACTACTCAGTCTCCGTCTCCACTTCCTCTGGTCTCGGCGTGCCGATCAGACCCTCCAGCATACCGCCTTCCTCTAATTGTCTCGTGAGTGCCTCAGCTTCTGCCAACACCCTGTCACCTTCCACACCACCATAGATGTCTTCCGAATCCGCCTCGATCAGTCGCTTCTCGGCGGCGATGTCTTCGATCCCGATCTCCTGCATCGCTGTCGTTCTCGACTTGATCTCCATGTTGATCTGCTTTTCCAGAGTTTCGGTCAACATCTTATCATCAGTAGGTATACCTGACTGGAACCGGATCTCCGTGTCCCAGAATCCGATCTCAGGAGCACCATTCTCGGCAGCAATGGCAAACAACATCCAATTCACCCTCTGGAAGGCGTCCTGCAGGAGCGCCTTCGTCTCATTACATTTATTTTCGAGTGGCTGATAGTGTATTTTCAGAGCGTACCCGGACGGTACACCACTCTCAATCGTTCCTAATGCGATCTGCGGGGTCTGTGTCACCTCGCAGATGGCAGACTTGAGCTCCTTTATGGCGGCAAGGAAGCCCTCGACACTTCCGCCCTCCACCATGATCACCTTCGCATCCTTGTCAGGTAACTCGACAACCGTTCCAGGAGAGACATCATACTTTGTCCCACTCTTTGTCATCGCTCCTGTTATGAATACTCTCTGGAAGGCAGTATAGTCCATCGTGAGCCACATATCGGTGGCGGTCTTCACGAGTAGGTACTGAAGATCCTGCATCACATGGAGGTCGCTTGTGCCAAACTCCGTGTCATCTATCCCATTTTTGATATGAATAATTGGGATGAAACCGTAGGGATTCTCATCCTCCTCTAGCTTCTCCCAGTATTTGTCATCCTCTGTCTGCTCCGCTGTTTCCTTTCCCCCTATTTTCGTCCTCTCGACAAATAGCTGGAACAGCTCAGGATACCACACCTGAGCGAATCGTGTCTCGCCTTCCAGCTCATCGAAGTCGGTATATACGAAAGCGCAGAACTGCAATGACTCGTAGTCGTCAGACTCGTATCGCGGGAAGCAGTCATCGGGCTTCAATACACGGATCTGGAACTTGTCAGTAAACTCACGCTGCTGGGCATCAGCACTCCTGAACATATTGCTAAACTTCTGAAAGAGTCGCTGCATCACGTTCTTTGGCGCTTCATCAAACCAAACCCGGACAAATACGTCACCCTTCTTTGCCATCACACGGATGGCTTTGATCATGTTTCGATACAGGAGACCGTTGTTTCTATATACACCATACAGGAACTCCTCCACACGACTTCGCTCATCCTGACCTGGAAGTGTTCCCGTCTGCTCAAATTCCTCATTGCTCTCCGTCTTGACCTCGATTGACAAAGGCGCACCACAAATATACTGCACCTTCGTGTCAACCACAGGTTTACACATATTGTATTTTGTCGCCAGATCCACCTTTAAGCAGTCTTCGATATGTGCCGGCAGATCCAGAGCATCGAAATTCCCAAAATACATATTGTTATAATCATCGTAGTCAGTCAACCGAGCAGAGGCAAGTTCCGCCTCTATGAACTCGCCAAACTGCTCGTCAGTCAATATCTCAGACATTCAACATCCCTTTTCTGTCCTTTCGCACACAGATAATGGTAGCGGGGGGAGGATTTGAACCTCCGACCTCTGGAGTATGAATCCAGCGGGCTACCAACTGCCCCACCCCGCAATACTTGTCTTCTGGCGAGTCAGGTGGGAGTCGAACCCACACCCCACGGTTTTGGAGACCGCTGCTCTGATCCAATTAAGCTACTGACCCCCAGAATACACGCATCCTGGGGCGTTATTCTTTACACCCCAAAACGCGGAAAATCTTACTCAACGGATCAGTCTTGTTTGTAGGCGACTTACTTCCACGACTACCAAAATGGCCCATATATTCCCCGTCCGGACTAACACTGGCATCCTCCCCGTATCTGCGATCATTTATCCTCTTCATTCGATCCCTATACCGTGCCATTCTGTTTATTTGCCAACTAAACATACCTTACCTCCATCGCAGCTTTACCAAGAGTGGGCACATCGGGGGTGACGGAGTAACCGCTTTATTGCAGGATTGCCAACCCCTGCTTGAACCGCCCTCTCCCTACTCGGAGTTTGGCACAGGCGGAATCGCATGGCGCTACACCCCCGAAATACTCACTCTGTATATCCGTCTCGTGTCCTCTCTGATCCATATCCTTCCACACTCAGGGCAGTCGTACCACTGCCGACCGTCTTCAAGGATCATCTTCGGGCGCATCGCCACGTTCTTACAATGATCGCATATATGCAACACACCCGCATCACCATACTACTCCCATTCGGAACGACCCTGCTCGTCAAGCCAGGCCTGTGCTAGTTTCCTCACATACCCACGATACGACTCAGTAAAGACCCACAGACGCACCTCACCGTTAGGCCAGAACCACACTCCTGAACTGTATCCTGCGAGTTTATGTTTCTCTCTGTCCGGGAGGCGGTTGAATGCCTTTCGTATTTTATGAAGTTTTCCCATTACCCTTGTTTCCTTATCTGGAGCCGGTGGGAGGAATCGAACCTCCAACAGTCTGATTACAAATCAGCTACTCTGCCAGTTGAGCCACACCGGCTCATATCACTCCAGCTCCACAGAGACCTCCAGGAAACCCTCATCATAATGCCGTGGGGCTGTCTCGTCTTTATCCAGACACTCTATGGCAGCAACCGCAAGAGTGGCAACTTTCACCAAGTTCTCCCTGAACTTCTCCTTTGCCTCATCAAAGTCGGGACAGTCAGGATGCCACTGTGCTCCCCTGGCAAGGTACACCACCATATATGTCAACCAGTCGTTGATCGTGTTCTCCCGGTCGAACTCACCAGACCACATGTCTTTCTGCCGTATTCGTTCTCTCCTAATTTCCTCCAGAATAGATAGATCCATAATTCATCTCCTATCGCCAGTATATACCCTTACTCTGACGGGTATACATTTCCTCCATACTCTCCAGATTCGTCTTGTGCATCCGCCATTTCCACACATCATGCGTCACACGGTTATAATTCACCGAGTTTACCTTAGCGTCTGAGATCCTAGTCCACGGAAAAGTCCTGAACAGTTTGAACTTGATGTCCCACCCCTGTATGCCCTTCTCAGCAACCACATCGGCATTATCCTCCGCATACGGCTCAATAGTGAACCATATCTCCACCATTTGATCATTCAAGACAGCCATGTCTATCAAATGCGGTGGGTCTTGTCTCGTCGCAAGCATCAGGACAGATTGAACTTTCCTCTTGACCATATCTGGCGTCCGTTTCATACTCCCCCAGTCGTAATCCTTCGGGTCGCCGTATGTGCTCATTTCCACAGGGTATTTCACCTATACTTTCCTTTCGAGATTCTCACTCCTCCACGTCGCCATGCTACTATCCAGTATCGGAAGGCATCACAGGCATGATCGTGTTTCTTCTCAGGCGTTTCCGGTCTTTCAGAGATGACTCCGCCGCTCCTGTAGCGATCCCGTAGTCGTTCAGCTCCCTGATGTCACTCGGATTCGCTCGGTCGGCAATACTCCACTCGAAATTGCTCTGATCGAACCCGTCAGTCATGAGAGCAGCCATCTGTGGATTCGTCTTGTGCCGCTCGTATAACTCCCTGTATATGAATATCCGATCACTCGGATCGACGGCTATGTATAGAACGGCATAAGGATTCTCATATCCAAAATCGATGGCCCTATACCGTCTCCATGTTGGTGGTATCTCGAAATTCTCCACCACATGAGTCAACTCGTCAAAGTCAGGATACACACGACCCGATCTGCTCGGACGGCGGCAGAATAAGTCCGCCTCAATATCTATCGGCTCAATCTCACCCGACTCATCCTCCATCTCACCCAGTTGCACCTTGTCAATAACGTCCTGAACGGGGTTAAAGCCCATTTTTGCGGGCTGGCCCTTTTTTATCTTTTCTTTACTGTTGCCACGCTCAAATTTCTCTGCCCGCTTCATGGCTTCTTTCATCTGACCTTGACACCATTCCGACAACGGGCATCTGGAACACGAGTAATCATAACATCCTTCCATTACCTCCAGGATGCACCATGTATATACTTGATAGCCCTGCACGGCGGCGTTATCAATTGTATTCTCCATGATGCCGCCAGCTTTGTGCATGGTGGATGTTAAAGCCCAGTTTGCCCTGTGGCCGTGCTTTGATTGTGGCTGTTTTACCACAGCGTCATAGACCACGAATTCCATCTCATCTATTTCATCGAGAAAATTCTGATTCGGGTGCTCGCCCCTTACTGACTTTTCCCCTGCGGCGGATATGCTATAGGAAGAGCCGTTTTTGAATAGCGTCCTGTCCATTAACGGCTCTTTTACCAGAACGCTTCTGCCATCTATATCGTCTGTTATATCCCAAAAATCACTTGTGGCTTTATACGACATCCGGCTCTGCTGCTTCGATCCGCCAGTTATCATCGCTTCCCACTTCGGTCTGAATCGTGCCTTTAGCCAGCACTCAAGCCCGGTCATGTAGGATTTTCCGCCTGATCTCGCTGCCCACGCTATCGTTTTGTTATATTTGTCAAAGTACCTATCGTGAAAATATTCATAAGGCGAACAGTGCTCGGAACATACGGGGAAAACAGGTATCCAAATGCCTAAAACACTCTTTATCCAGAAAACTAATGTGCTCTCGGTAGGCTCGCGTTGCTCAAGAAGCGCCTGCCTCTGCGCCCGCTTCCTCTCCTTTTCCATTGTCTCTTGCAAGTCGTCTAACAAGATCATCATATTCCTCGTCCGAACCGATTACCCACTTCATCTTCTGCTCTGTCTCTATCTTCCCACTATGTTCTGTTTTCTTCGGCGGCTCTAAGCCGGCATATTTCAAGGCTGTGTTAATAGCTTGTATCTTTACCGAATCATCCCTCGTGCCTGAATTTACCAGCTTCGGGAGCTTTTCAAGAGCCTCCTTCGCTATATCATCCAGCTTCCTTTCAAAACTCTCTCTGCGCTGCTTTTTGCGTTTCTCTATTTCTTCGGAGATGCCAACATTTGCCAACAATCTGGATGCAGCATTTCTGGCTACAAAAGCGTTTTTGCATTTATACCCGGCAGCCATATATGCATCGGTCTCAGTCATGCCTTTGAGGTAGTTCTGTATGAATTTTTCCTGTCTTGAATTGAATTTAGCCATCGTCCTATGCAGCCCTAACTATATCTCTCGTATATTTTCTTCCACACCAAATGACGAGGGACAAAAGTGCATTCGCTATGATACATTCGACCATGCAAAGTTGTTTTCTGCAATTCCGTTTTGTACCTTTTTTTCCATATTTTCCAATATTCTTTATATACTGTGCAGAGCATCAAAAACGGCACTAAACACCATCTTCCCGTATCCTGCCAAAACCAGAGAACATAATCCGTTTGTTTATTACTGTTCCTTGTCCAGCCTACTACCTTGTCTTCGACAACTGACCATGTTTCCAGCGCCAGGTCATCCCATATTGCTTTAATCTGGGAGAAGTCTTTCTCTCTAACCTTCACATCAATGCTTAATTTTTTACCCGATTCAATAGTGACATAATAGTCAGTCCCGTTCCTGTCATCAACCAAGCTGGCTTTAGATATAGAAACTGCTCCCGAAATGTTCGTCAGCAATATCTCTTTGATGTCCTTTTTATTACTTATCCCCTCGCTGAATTGAAGGCGTTCTGAAAAATCATATTGTATTGCCAACTTCTGCTCCCCACGAAAACCAGCCTTCTCTTTCAGCCCGCGCAAAAACCTCAAGATAAGGGCCTGGGCTGCATGATTCTATGATGTCATATATCTCCTGGGGCTTGCTGCTATGCCCATCTTTGCCACGCGGAGCTTGAAACCATGTTCCCATATCATGCCTTTTCAACCCCTGAGATCCCTTAACGGCGAAAAGGATATGCTCAGATGACCCCCGGAAGTAATTGCCCATGCCAATCGAAGGCTTACACCACGTAAGGCAGGTAATATATCTGAATCCCCATCGCTCTATAAGCTGGAAGCCTTTTGGCAACGACCTGTTAGTTATCCAGAGATATAGGTGACAGTCAACATCTGCAAAATTCCCAGCAGGTAACTCAAGCAACTCTGTCATAGACATAGTTTGATATGTCGGTTTTGCTCTACCAAACTGGTCAACATCGCCCTCATCGCCCCAATCCCAGGGTGGATCAATCATGATGGTTGAGAATTTCCCTGTTAGAGACTCAATATCAGGCGACTTCTTTACCATTTCAAGATTCTGCTGCCTGCGCTCTTGCCGCTCCTGCTCTTTCTCTTTTCGCTTGATGTCTGTATAAACCCTATTAATAGATACCTCACCCGATCGGAGCTTTTCTTTGGTTTCATTGGGAGCAACTTTATCAATTTTAATTATACGGCTCATGGTTTCAGAACCTATTCCTAGTTCTTTTCCCAAGTCCGATTTAATATCCACAGGAACAGCCTTCTCCCGTTTGTATGAATTCATACAAACGGTATCTTCTTGATATTGTTTTAATCCAGATAGTTGGTTTTCCTTAGCCCTAAGCCTCAGTATATCGGCCTTTCGGAGACTCAATTCGCCCCGCTGATAAACAGTCAGATTCCGCCTTGCTAATTGGTTGTTCAGGATCCAGATCTTTGCTTCTTCTCTATCCGCAAATTCCTTAATGGTTGTCTCGAACTCTATACTATGCTTCTGGCATATCTTGTACCTATTATGGCCATCAATCAATGTTCCGTCTGCGAAATGTCCGTGACCGCACAAATTGCATACACAATACCAATCTCCGTCAACTATAGCGGGTTCTAATATGCTTGCAGAATCATGACAATTCTTGCAATTTGTATAAGCAGTCGTAGGCCAGACAACCAGCGCATCTCTACACCCTTCTTCCAGGATGCTTGCCTCTAAATCCTGATACTCTTCCGCACGCAAGGGAGGTATCAGTTGGCTAAACTCTTTATCAATTGTCAGGGAATTATTCATTTCACATCCTCAGAAAATCTATCGCCCATCTATCTTCGTTACCCATCCAAACCCCCCGAATACTTTCCTGAACTTCTCAACATCGTCACCAATATACAGAAGAGCCTGCCCCTGTAGTGGCGTGAGCATACTCCCCTCCATCCGCCAGTATTTTATTCTACCCGTCGGAAAACAGATCGCCGACGCTATCTCTACCAGCATCCGGAACCACTGCGTTTCAGTGGCGTTGTTCACCAGGACAATCGCCGCTCGCACATTGCCGCTGTCGTATTCCCGCCCCAGTTTCCCCACGAACTCTCTCACCAGTCCTGCTGAGTATGGGGGGTTAAGCCAGACCCTCCCTGTCCAGGGATGAAGTAAGCCGCTATCCTCCTGGGTATAGATCCGCTTCGCCTTCACCACCACATTGGCAGCTTCTGAGGAGGCAGGATCTAGATCGATCTCACCCAGAACCCTCCTCGCCGCTTCGATGATCTCAGGCGGGGTATACCACTCGGTGTTTCCTGAATTGTATGACACATGCGGTTTTTTCTTACTCACTCCCGGTCTCCAGAGATAAAAAAAGACGAGATGAGCGATTCTTAACCACTCACCTCGCCGTTCGGGGTCTTGGGGAAAACACAAAGCAGGACATTTTTAAGGCAGAAAAGACCCTGCACCAAAACCATATCTCTACTACTCAAACTCGGATCGTCCCACCTTCCACCCATATCTGCATCAGCCAACAAACCACCTCGCTGATCCGAGTCAAATCATCCCATTTCCTTTACAGGAGCATACACTTTCCTGTTCGTATCAAACTGGAATCCCATGTCCTCCAGGACATCGAACGATACGTTCAGTTCCCTGTCATCCTCTCCCCAGAGGGCACCCTTTTTTCTCACGTAGTCAACCGCACGGCTCTTTAGCCGCTCAATATACCAGCCTCGTGTCTGATCGGGAGGCAATTGCCACAGAACGATCCTCAATTCCTGCTCCAAATCCTCCGGATCATTAGGTACCGTCTTTCTTGCGATCTGTTTGATAACACCCTCGAATTCCTTTAACGGAGCTTCATAGTCATCGTGTGCCTCCATCATAGCTCGTACCGACTCTTTCATTTGTGTTTGCGCTTCCATAGAAAAAAATCTCCTCATATACTTATACCGTTTTTTTTGACCCAAATTATACATTACGTTGTCATTTTTTTCCTCAGTAGCTCCCTGATCCGCCTCAAATTATACGAGACCATACGCTGTGACATACCTCCGAATAGCCCGCCGATATACTCCTGAGTATATCCCGCAAAGTACAACAGCAGCAGCCTTTTATCGCTATCCGAAAGAGCCTCCATCGCCCACTCGAAATCCATCACCATGTCCAGATGCTCCCACTCAGTAACCACATACCCCCCATCGAACCACTTCCGACCCACCATGCGGCAGAATCCACTGTTGAACTTCCCGTCCCGGAACTCTGTCTCCAGTCGATACCACGGCATTGACTCGATAACCTCACGGGAGTCCAGATGTCCAGCATTCCAGTTTGTGATCCTTTCGGCTTCAGCTTCTGTCATTCCACCACCACCCTTTTATCAAAATAAAAAAAGGGGCTACCAGTGCCTTAGCACCAATAGCCCCGATCAACCACGAGACTCGTCTCTCAGAGACTTACATCGACAACGATGTCACAATCATACTTATGTTACTTTTTTCGCTTCTGACTCTCCCTTCTCAGTTCCTCCAGCTCCTTCAGCCGCGCCGTCCGCTTCCCCACCTTCTTTGGATCTTTGTATTGCTTCCCCCTGAGCGACTCTATGTGAGCCTTTACCTTCTCGTCAAACTGATCATAGAAATATCCACCATCTTGTATTATTTCCCTCGCCTTCTTTAAGCTCATATCACACCCTCTCGAAATAAACTCAATTGCTGTTTGTTCACCGTTTGCTCCCTTTCCTTCTTTATCTCCGTCTCCAGAGTCCTTGCTTTCTTCATAAGATAGTTCAGCTCTACATGCCTGATCTTATGACACACGGAACATAGTAACACGAGGTTCTCCGGTCGGTTCAGCCAGTGCCATCCTCTCTGCTCACCATCCATCGGCGTGATGTGGTGCACGTGGTGTATCTCAGTGCAGAAGATCTCGACGTCTCCACAGTCTTGGCACCTGACCCTCCGCTGCCATCCCACTTCCCCAACCGTGCTCCTTCTGATGCAAGCAAAGCGGGCATCCACCCAATGAAAGTGCTCATTATACTGTCTCTTGTGCTCCTCGCAACAATATCGACCCCGCTTGATCTCCTCCCCACACCAGAAGCACCTGTGCTTTTCTTCGTGTCCTGTGAAGTCATAATACTTCCCATAGCCATCAATACCCTTTGCTCTGTCACGTCTGATAATCTTCACGAACACCCACTCGTGGTAAAATCCCCGCTTCCGTAACCGTTCATTCCTTTCCCGGACAGCTTCTCTGCAAGCCGACTCTATGTCTGGAGAATCGTCAGGTATACCGACATACACCGTCACCCGACTCCCAGCCATTCCCTCTACTCGAACACGATAAACCATCGACTCCACCTCAACTCATCCAGTTGAATTCACGGATAACCCACTCTCTATGGGGTCTATCCACTCGCTTTCTCCGTGGAGGAGTCTCATTATATGTCATGCACTGCACCAGTATTCCCGCCATTACCCGAACGGCATCAAGCGCCAGTCTCTTGTCAGATGATCCACACGCTTGCTCAAATGCGTCCGTCAAGTTCGCCTGTGCCCACGCTAGCCAGACCTCCATAGGTCTGTCCTTATTGGGCAGCTTACACGTCGGATGGCCTCTCTCCCACTTCTCGCAGAACTCGATCTCACCGTCGATCAGTTCATACACTTTCTCCCTCTCAGCCGGTCGGTCGATCATCGGTACGAAACCCACCACCGTCACCAGCTCCTGGTACAAACTCACTTTGTCACCCAGTTCAGGGTACGCTTCGATCATCGCATCGCAGAGAGCCGTCCATCCCTTACAGTCAGTGTCATGCTCATATCTATACACCAGATCAGGGAGGTTGCCCATGTGCTTCACCACCACACTCGCAATCACCGCAGTGCCCTTCACCTCACCATCAGTCTCCTTCAAGTGTATTGTATCGCCAGGAAGTAACCTGCACGCCCACTTGTCTCCCTTCCTGACAGTGTAATTGAGCCCACGATGGAAAACAGCTTTCTTGAATTCCATCGTCTCCATCGCCTTTTTCGTGTTCGCTCCGTCTATTCCTGCTACCATGTATCTCCTCCTATCGGTACTGGAAGTACCCTTTGATAAGTGTTAGGATAACGAAAACAATAGGAATTGCTATCACCGCCCAATATTCCTTGAGCCAGTCCTTCATCCCTTTTCCTCAACCTCCTTATACTACACATACGTTAACGCCCTATAATGCCTCCTATGCAGACCAATCGCCTCCCCGAACCCGCTCTATACTTCACCTCCTTTTTTCGTGCCGCTCCCATGCCATTTATTTCCCGTTTTCGAGTCACACATGGCATGAGTCGGCTCCTTATCCACCGTTTTTGCACCCCCACGGCATAAAACCTCACCCCCGCTCCCTGCTCATCTTCTGCCTGATAACGTCCGTGAGGTACTCCGTCACCACTTTCATCTCCTGCACCGATCAAGCTCCGACCGCAAATGCGCCAGACCCCTCAGTTGCTCCTGAAGCTTGAATTTCCTGTCCATTGCCTCAGACATTACCCCTGAACCATATTTGCCACCCTTTTGCCTGTCCAGAACATACCGGGCATATACAGCAAAATCATCATGAGGAGGGAAGGGTTTACAGCATTCCGCTTCTATCCGCTCGCACTTGCCGATCTCTTTGTTGATACGCCTCTCGGTTTCATCCAGCACCTCATCAATAACGTCTGACATTTATTCCCCCTCCCCTCTCTCTGCAACATACTCAGGATGCAGTCTCAGGAACGATGTCGCTATCTCTGCCTTGACACCAGCACTCCTGAACCGCTTGTCATTCACCATTGAAAAATAGCGACCTAGTAACTCCCCATCACCAGGCTCATGCTTCCAGTTGCCTGTGAGTTTGAGGAGCATCTCTTTGCACAGTAACAGGATCTCCTCCGCTGTGTTCTCGTGTATCTCCAGCGCATGTTGCTCGAACTTCTCCGTCCTGTCAAACCTACCGATGCCACTGGCGAGCACCTCGTATAATGACAAGTATTTTCCTGTGTTTTTGTTCAGTATCCGCTTGGGAATATAGATGTCCCTGTGTGACAGATTCGTTATATACTCCTGCATAGGATAGTTCGCATCGGCTCTGGGAACGTCGAACAGTGACGCCACCTGTGAGATGCCACTGGAACACCCCAGAAAGAATGAGCAATGAGCGGCAAGATAGATGTCGGCAAAAGCTCCATCTTTTCCCAACTTCGGGCGTATCTGCACAGGATAGTCAATGATCCCTGACTCTATTGGTAGGGGTGACTCGACATCCTGATCCCGCACCACCAGTTTCTCCCTCACCTCCGCACCCATCCTCACCACGAGACCACCATTGCTCACAACCCACTCGGCAGCGGGGATGTAGTTCAGAATACTACAATCGCGGTAATCGTGGTATTTCCAGTCCACGCTCGGAGCCACCTTCTCCAGATAGGCAGGATCTCTCTGATGCAAACATATAAACCACCTGCCAGGAGTGATCCCCATACTGGCTAATATCTCCTGACCCCTCTTGTGCTCTTTCGCTGTGAACTCCAGAAACACAGCATCCTCATCGTATTTGTTGATCGGCTCATCAATATCACGATAGAAATGCACTGACTCCCAGAACCCACGTCGGCGGATAACAGCGTTCTCAAACAATGGCCGCAACTTCGGGCTCTTGATCGCACACATCCAATGCCGCTTCTGGAGTTTGTGGAGACCCGTATTCGCCGGCTGTGGGGTGAGGGCAATAACGTGAGGCTTTTTCTCCTCCTGCTGCATCTTCAGGAAATGGATGTGCGTGTTATACGCTTGATGCCCCACTCTGTAGGAAAGAAAATCCACCACCCTGATGGGCATTAGCTTATTGAGTAGAAACAAAAAAACCGCTATCAGACAATGGAGCGGAAACGTCAGGAATATCTTGAACTGATACTCTATCCAATACCTGTGCCCTCGCTCTATCGCCCGGGCGACCCGGAACGATAACCGACCCCACCTGCTGTCCTTTATCTCACCTCTCATCGGTAGGGTATAGCTCTTTATGGGACACGAGAATATTTCCGACACCTGCTGTGCTGTCAATGGATCATTCTGCTCAACATAAACAGCCCCCAACTCCTCCCCGATGAATTTCCTCGCCTCCTCCAGATCCCTGACCATCTCCACATCACCCAGAGTCCCTGCCTCCGTCGGCTGTAAACTCATCTGTGCCGCCATCCCTCGCCCATAACCACCGTCTTTACATATTATCAGCGTCTTACTCATCAATAGGCCTCCATGCTTTATAACATTTCTTACCTGTTTTCAAAAACATTACCCACAACCTCAACATTACCATCGTTCGACCAAGATGTGAGGAATGCGTCACTATCCGAACCATAGGAGTATCCACTGAATATGCCGATAGGCCCATCGACATCCTGGGGTCTGCACCGAATCGCCCATTTACCGAGGTTGTAGGTTTGATCCCAGACCACAACACCTTTCTCCTCACAATCCTCAACTGCCTCGGTGCGCTCTATTCTGCGCTTCCACAAACTGACCTATTTTCAGCATACAACGATCACTGAAAACCGTCTCATGGTCCGGGAAAAAGCAGTAATGCCTCCAAGCAGGATACCACTTGACAACACCAATCGAATCACCGGCCAGCTTATTCATGACCTCCCAGGCCTGAGTTTTCGACTTTAACTCAAACGGCACGAAAACAATATCCCTGTCTACATCAAACCTCATACTATCCCTCCTTCCCGACCGCTTTCAGAACCCTTACAGGCTTGAGTTCTTTCTCCCCAGCAAACGGCAATCTCATTACCTGCTTCTTTACATGCCCTTCAGACAGATGGGCATAGAGCAGCGTCGTCTCAAAGCTCTGGTGTCCCATTAGCTCCTGAACCTCCCTGAGCGTCACTCCCGCAAGGACTAAATGACTGGCGAAGGTATGTCTGAGAGTATGGAGCGTCACTCCCACAAGCCCAGCCCGTTTGCACACGCTTCGGAGCGTCCCGTCTATGTATGACCTGCGCTTCCCATTGTTGTGGAAAACATACTCACACCGAGAATCCGAGCGCCACACATCATGCAGCGTTGCCTCCAGGACCGGCGTCATCTGCATTGTGCGTGACTTATAGTTCTTGGTGTGCCAGTCTTCCTTGCCCTGGATGGTGTTGTAGGTTTGATCCCAGACCACAACACCTTGGAAAAAGTAGTTATACCCCCTGTATTTTATAATATCGCCCTCGAAAACATCTTTACCATTCATGTCCTTTGTGCCGACCGAATACATGACAATGAATCTATTATCCTCTGCGTACTTTGTGTTGATATACCACTGCTCCCAAACAGAAAACCAGAAAGTTGTGATGTCGTTGCAGTATGCCCCTACATCATACACCATCTCTTCTTTGTCTGTATCCCACGCCCTCAACAGAACTTGCCTTCTGCCTATTGACTCTACTATTTCCACCCCTCATTCCTCCTCTATCATTTTCTGTAACAGTTCCTCATAACCCAGAGTGCGTCTCACCCTGTCCTCACTAGGCAATTCCCCCTCCCTCATCACTACCAGGTAGAACGTCTCGAAACTCCATGGCGTGCTCTGGAACGACTTCAGGATCTCCTCCCGACTCTTTCCCAGTATCGCCTGCATCTTCAGACAATACTCATGATATTTCTGCTGTCGCTCTATCTCTTTAAGATACCATCTCGGCATACAGGTTGCTGCCGCTAAGCACATCCATTTTATTTCCACGAGAATTCCTCCGACTTCGGACGTCCATTCTGTCTATGAACCCACCATGCCCCCACATTGATGAATCCTATCTCCACACCATCCGGCGTGGCGATATAGTAACCCGTCTTTTCTGATGCGTACCCCGCTGCTATACTCTCCCCTGCTCCGCACTCCCTGATCCACTCAGTAGTGTCACCATAGCTCTGATACACTTTCCTGATCCTGACGTCAAAGTCGTTCCCGTTGATCAGTCTCGCATTATTAACCGACATACCCCTGAGAGTGACACCTGCCACAGTGATCGTTCCTGTCGGATCGTTCATCTCGTGACAAGCAAGAAAAAGACTCGTAAGCACTATCGCTATGATCATCTGTAGCACTATCGTTTTGCTCATACCATCACCCCTCAGTTCCACTCCGCCCTCATCGCCATCTTTACTTTCTCGTAGTCAAAAGGCAGACTGTTTATGAACGCCCACAGACCTTTGTTTCCTGTAATCTCTTCCGCTGTCGCCTTCGTAGCATTCACCAGCATGATCGTGTTTCTCAGGACAAAGTATACAAACGTAGCCATTATCTCTGGCTCTTTCTCCGCTATTTCTGTCAATATATCATTGAATTCTTTGAACCGTTCCAGAGCTCGGGCAACACTGTCATTTACCAACTGTTTATCCTGAATACGAGTTGCCATCTTCTCGAAAAACGAGTCTAAAAGCCCCTTGCTATCCTCAACTTTGATGTCCATTACTACTCCTCCATTATAGTCCTAGCAACGCCTTAGTCATTTCCTCATCAGCCTTCTTTCTTGCCTCTTCTGCCCCCCGCTCTTCTGTCACCACCTCCCTCAACTCAGCTAGTGCAACTCTGAATAAAGGGAGATCCTCGTCCCTGTATTTTGCCCTGTCTATCCTATCTAACCACCATGTGGCAGAATCCACCCTGTAGTATATCAATATCCTCTTCCATCCCCAGTATTGCCTTCTCGTTTTCAGGATTATGTTATAACTAGGCCAGCGCCAAAACAGTTTATAGCTTCGCCCTCTGATAATCTGCTGATGGGTTAACGTCCTGCTTAACGCTTTTCGTAATACAGAACGGAAGTCACCCATAAGCTCGCACAAGTCCTGACACATAACTACTCTCCGTTTTGACATCTCACACCTCCTCCGTGTGCTTCATCACTTCCTGCTTGAAGCTCTGCCAGTATATCCTGAGAGAATTTCTCAGAGTTGTCTTCGTGGGGTACAGCTTCCGTCTGATCACATACATCTTGACCACATAGTAACAGAGCAAAAACAGTTTGTTGGGCTTCGTCCTGAGCAGATGCTTCACAATCAGATTCCGGAACATCGGCAGAACCGTACCCACCACACCGATAGTTGTCATGTTCAACTGTATCCGCTTCTCCATTTCTGTGAAACACGTCAGCGGCGACTTGTAATGATACCCTGAGTGCATGTGATCATAACTCGGTTTGTAATATCCCCGCCTCACAGAGTAATCACCCAACCACGTCCCAGGAAACGGCTCATAAATCAGATACTCTCCCCAGTCAACTTTCGACCTGATCGCCAGATCCATCGACTCCAGATCGTGCTCTGTTTTCGTGTCGGGAATACCCAGGATCACATTTGTGAATGTCTTCAGACCGTATTTCCTCGCTATCAGATGAGCATCGATGATCTGATCGTTTGTCATCCTCCTGTTGAGCAGATCCTCTCTCACCCGTGGATTCCCCGCTTCGATGCTCATGCTCAACGTCCGACACCCTGCCTCCGCCAGGAGACGGATCACATCCTCCGTGGCTAACTCCGCACGACAAAAGGCAAAAAACGGGAGGCCGATCTCTCTCCTGTATCTCTCGGAAAACTCCACCGCCCAGTCATCCGCCTTCCAGATCAGCATGTCATCATAGAACTTGAACGTGCTCACCGGCCACCGATCCCTGATCTGCTTCAGACCCTCGATCACGTAGTCCACGGAATTTTTACGCACAAATTTACCCTTCCCTTTGTATAACTCCTTTAGGTTTCTATTCCAACAATAGCTGCAACTAAAGGGGCATCCTCGACCTGTCATGTAGATTTTCATGGGTATCTGACCCATCTTTGTGTTATCGTAGACCAACCCCCAGTCAGGATGCGGGAGAGTGTCCAGATCCGCAACCAGCGGGCGCACATTTGCCTGCTCAATCGGATCGTCGTGCCTCTGTCCACGTCCAGGTAGTTTCCGAAGAATGTTCCTTACCCGAACCATGCTAATAGAGCAAGACCCCCCATCCCGTGCGCAGGGTATAATATCCAGGAATTTGGGGAGGGCGTGATCCCCTTCCCCTATGCAAATAAAATCAAACGGCGCTTCGTTCACCACCTGCGGGTAATACGTGGGGTGTATTCCACCAGCAATGATTGTGACATACGGATCATGATCTTTGATGTCCTGCGCTGCCTTGATATAATGCTTCGACTCCCCAGTCATTGTTGATATGGCTACAACATCAATGCCGTATGCCCTAACCTTTTCTATCACGTCCTCATTATTCATGTCACACAAGTATGTTTCATGCCCGTGTGACTTGGCTGCTGCACTCAACTGGCATATAGTCAACGGAGCTATGAAACTCGACCGCTTGTATAAGAATAGAACTCTTTTAGGCATGTTGCTCCTCCCAGTCTAATGTCTCTCCGTCGCTCTGTCCACTCACCCACATTGTATTTTCATTTTCCTGCCCGTGGAGCACCTGTAAAGATTCAATTGTCCCACATCATAGAGCGACTCCCAGTTACCACAGATGGGGCATTTCCTGACAACTTTGTAACCTTTCACAGTCATCACCTCCTCTTTTGCTTCTCGACCCGACACCTTTGCTCCTTCTGATCCTGTTCCCTCCCCCTCGCCGCCCTGTATTCATCAAGGAGCTTCTCTTTCTTTTCGATCCTCTCCTGTATTGTCATTCCCCTCAGTGATGGGAAGTCATCGTCACACCGGGAGGCGGCATCCAGGAGTTTGTATTCTTTCCATATTTGGCTGCTATCTCTACACATGATCTCTCCTCTTAAAACGGCGCTGTAGCTAAGAGCCTTTCTCTCAACGCTCTAAGCCTTATCGCCTCCGGATCGTCTCTTTCCTCCAGGGGTGTGTCGTGTGGAAACCCACACAGAGCCATCTGCTCCGACAACCTATCTGCCCGCTTCTTTAGTTCCTCCGATAGAAACCAGACAACCGCTTCCTCTTTCGCCTCCTCAAACGCCTGCATCTTTTCTTCAGTTTCTCTAAGCACTTCTCTATTCTCTTTACTCATATCACACCTCTACACCTCGACATCGAATATAATGAATCCCGACCCTTTGAGCTTCACGAACTCATCCGTCAGTCTCCAGTCAACTAACCACACCGTCAGATCCGCATCAATGAATATGTTTGCCATGTGTGCCGTGATTCTGTCATCCTCCCGTAATCGTATCAGCCCGAAGGGTGCTCCAGGAAAAGCCCCACCCTGCCTCACATAGACCATGAAAGAGATGGCAAAGTCGTCACAGTCATTCGTGTTGGGTTTATACGGTCTATCGGCGATCCATTGCCCTTGCTCCAACCAGTCCCGGAGTTCCTCCACAGTATATGAGAAATACGCACCATCCCACGGCACAATGTTCTTCACGTCGAACATAACAATGTTGCCTGCGGCAGCATCCACCACCGCAGACTTTATACTCGCACCAGGTATCCATTCCCTCTCCACCCCAGTGGGTACATTCACACATCCCACCAGCACCAACAGGGTGAGGATTACCGGAACTTCTCTCCGGGCTTTAGACCAAATTCGACCCATATTTTCAGTCCGTTCTCCTTTTCGAGAAGCACCCGTTTCATCTTCTCTGTAGCGAGGCAGAAATGATCCTTCTCATATAGACTTCCACACTTCGGGCAGTTTCTACGGATTCTCGACTTTCTCGGCATTTTCAACCATCAACTCCAATTCCCCGATCACATGTCTAACCCCGTCAACTGAGTTGAACCTGACCCCGTTTAGTTTGCCGCCCTGCACAATATACAAGTAACCCAGTCCGCACTTCTCAATATAGTCTGGTTCAGTCCTCCCGATAACGACGTGATCCTCTCTCGACCGTGACTGGTTTGTGCGCCCATAGACCTCGATCCCGTGTTTGCGCCTTCTGTTGGGATACTTCTCCAGTATCCGCTCGGCAATCGACTCGGCATGGAGACCCGACTCCCTGAGCAGATATTCCCTCGACCCGTATTTTGGCAGAAACGTGTCAGGTATACCAATGCGTGTCACCATCGGGCGCTCAAGCGGCGGCCGTTCCTCAATCACGGAATTCACCAGATCCGCCAATCCGCCCACGTGCGTGTGCTCCTCAACCGTGAATACCCTATCACTACCCGATACGGCACCCAGAAGGGCAACTGTGTCCAGATCGTAACCCTTCAGACACCCCACGTCGAGCACCGAACAGCTCATTTTCGGGTCGGTGTTTTTGCGGACAATCTCCACCGCCTTCAGAACCTCCTCTAGCACGACTCCAGAGGAGATAATAACAGGATTTCCTCCACTTCCGGGCACAAGCTGGAAGCCACAGAACTCCCTCCTCTTGCGGTACAACGACTCCTGACCGTATCGTGAGAGCCTGAAATAACAAGGCCTCGCTGACCCCATCATTCTCTCCGCAAGGATCTTTGTGGATTCCTTATCTGATGGCTGATAGATCATCATGTTGGGCAGCGCCCGCATCGTGGCAATATCGCCCTCAGAGTGGTGTGTTGATCCCAGCATGTGATAATCGAATCCCGCTCCGATGCCCACCAGCTTCACATCCAGGCTCTTCGTGCATATATCATCACGGATCTGCTCAAGACACCTGTTCGTGACAAACGGGACAATAGCATAGCATATCGGTCGGAGACCTTCAGACGCCATGCCTGCTGCCACGGAGATCATGTTCTGCTCCGCTATTCCCACATCGAAGCATCGCCTGTCACCGAACTCCTCACGGATGTCATCCAGAACCTTGAACCCTGTGTCTGACATAAGGATAACGATCCGCTCATCCTCTTTCATCAACTCATGTATAACCTTCCAAAAGTATTCTCTCATCAGTAATATCCTCCCGGGTTATCCCACATCTCATGCAGAATCTCCCACACATCGTCATCGCCACAGTCTATCTCGGCGTGTATTATCTGACACAAGGGATTCAGATGCTTCAACCGCTCCCTGTCTTCATCGGAGACAATGATCCTCACTTCACTGTTGAGTGCCTTCAGACTCCTATCACCCGCATTGATCTTCATCATACGGCAGGCTTGTGTCATCGCCTTTTCAGCCATTTCCACTGACCCCATACAGTATCGAACACACCAGGCAACGAGACTCTGGTTCTGGAGCGGAAAGCGCATCATTCTCATCTTCTCATATTCTCTTTCCCTTGCTCGACTTCCTCTCACGATCCTGAAAATACCCATCCTCTATCCCTTCCTTATCATGTAAGTAAGTGAAACGGGCAAAACTTATGCCGTTGGTTGTAAGTTCAAATCCAGTGCCCTGTTGAACCAGGAGCACTCCTCCGCTGTTGTCGGCACACGATAGTGCCATATTATCACCCGCTCGATCTCAGGAACGCCTTTCCCTTTGATCGTATTGGCGATGATAACCTTTGGGCGGCCTTTATAATACCGTTTGGCAGAGTCAAGCGCCCCCTTCACCGATACAACATCGTGCCCGTCCGGCACAGAAATCACAGCCCATCCGGAACTTTCCCACCTCTGTTTGTCTTTGAAATATACGTCTTCCGACACCACATCAGGGGCATAGTCTGTCGCCTGCTGTCTGTTTGCGTCAACGATAGCGACTAAGTTGTCTAACTTATGAGCGGCGGCATACCACGCTGCCTCCCACACAGACCCCTCCTGGCACTCACCATCGCCCAGGAGGCAGAAGACTCTCCTGCGATTCTCTGTTGACACTTTTTTGTCACCCTTTATCTTCATCGCCTGTGCCATACCTGCGGCAACTCCCAGACCGTGCCCCAGAGATCCTGTGTAGAAATCCACACCAGGGACGCCTGAATCGGCATGTCCTCCGAGACGTGATCCGTCGTCTCCATACTCGTCAAGCTCCTCCATCGGTATATGTCCGATGTCTCCCAGTATGGCATATAAACCCGCACACGCCTGACCCTTGCTCATCACAAAGATGTCCCTCCCTTCCCAGTCAGGCTCTCCTGGGCGGTAGACCATAACATCTCCATAGTATAGCGCCGCCAGTATCTCGGCACACGAGAAGACAGGAGCAATGTGCCCCATGCGTGCATGGTGACACATCTCCACCGTCTTTCGTCTGATATATAACGCCTTGTTCTTCATTCTCTCAATCATCTCAGTCATTTGCTCTCCTTTTCGTTTATCGTTTCCCATTTGCCCCACACACAGAGACGCTCGTTCTCCTGCTTTTCCTTCTCCTCTATTATCATCCCGCCAACCACGTGAAGCCACATGTCAATTTTATCAAACACAAAATCATCACAGTCAGTGAAACACTCCGCCTTCTGGCGATACAGAAGCAGAATATCGACCTCTTTTCGAAACCACCTCCTGACATATCTCCATATCACAAGCCGATCCGCTCTCCATATCACAAGCCGATCCGCGGAATACACCTGGAATCTGTCTCGCTCCAGTGCCCTCAGATAGATTTCCTCACCTGTCTCATCTATGTAGGCAACCTCACCAACTTCTGCCAGTTGCATGTATTCCAGCACCCTGGAATACAACTCCTCACAGGCTTCCTTGAACGATTCTGGGGCTTCATCCAATAGTCTCTTGTTTAACTTCATCTATGGCGCCCTCCCCAACTTGCGACGTGTCTCATCCAGCACATTCGCCTGTAGTATTCCCGTGGCTAGCTGCACGATCAGGCCTTTCTCTCCACCTTCTCGAAAAACGGTACTGCCTGCGTAGTCCTGTCCACGGATCATGCCCGTCCTCATCAGAGCCACCTTCGCTTTTTCTATAGCACATATAATCTCTTCCTCTCGGATCATTAGTCACTCACCTCCTCTTGAAATAGTCCATCAAAGTCAATATGCTCCATCTTCACGAGCAGTTTCAACAGAGTAAACTCTCGATTTGTCACAGCATCCATAGTCAGGATCGTGTCTCTCAAATTCCTCGCCGCCCGGAGAGTAAACATCTTCGCCCTGAGACGCTTGCTCTCCCCCTGGTTCAGATGATACTCGATGATCGTTCCCTCCTCTATTTCCGCCGATGCACCTGTTCGGTGTGTCTTGATCCGAAGCTCTCTCACGATCTCTCCAAATTCCTGATCGTCTCCCAGCCTTACCCATATACTGTCTGCCATACACTCCACCCCCAAACCTCAGATAAAGTTTATGTGCCCCGGTGGATTCTCGATGATCTCCGTCAGGAACTCGTTATGTCTCGCAAAGCGGCAGTTCTTTCGGCACTCCGTCTGACAGTCCAGACCGTTCCGTGCCCATCGGATATGCTCACTCCGTTCCATACCGTCCAGGAGCACATCGAGGTAACCATCATACACACTTCCTGCCAGCATATCCTCACGAGGCCCCACAATACATGAATAAAAGTCTCCTTTGGCGTCCATGTATCCACCCAGAGGCAGGGCATAACAATGTTCAAACGATGTCTCTCTATACATCGCCTCGAAAGCGTTCCTGCGGGTTTTGACTTCCGGAAACCTCACCCCACGGCCGCTATACTCCTCTGCCAGAACCTCGATCAGTCTGAGATAACTCTCCACCTGAGACCATTCAGGCGGCTCACTTGGCAAAAGCCCTGTGTCCATACCCGGATTCGGGCTGTATGGCTTGAAAGTGATATAGTCCAGACTCGATAATACATTACTGTTGTAGATCATTGCCAGAAACTCAGGGAGTCCCTTATCGTTGTACCCGGGCACAATCACATACTGCATACCAATAGTCACATCAAGTTCCCTTTGCCGCCTGATCTCCAAACATTGGCGGATATTGTCCAGAACACCATCCAGTGTTATTCCATACGGCGGGCGGTGTACTTTCTTGTAAGTAAGACCATCCGCTGCATCAACACTGAAACGCAACCATGTCAACACCGAAAGGATTTCATCCCATTCCGGATTGACACTCCCATTTGTAGCAAGCCCCACATCAAGCCCTTTGCTCACCATATCATTGATCAGACATGACAATTCTGGATGCAAACATGGCTCGCCCTCCCCTGAGATAGTAACCCCTTTGAGGCCTCTCATCGCCATTTTCCTGAAAAACTGAACCTGTCTCAACCGATCAACGTCCAGTTTCTCATGACCCTTTGCCCCATCCAGCCCGCAGAAAATGCACGAGTGGTTACAGAAGTTTACAGGCGACACTTCAATAGTTATGGGTACAACATTCCCACCCCTTCTGTCATCCCTGACGACTCTCTCCATCACATCCCTATGCCACATCAGCTTGTGTGTGTCCATCCTCACATTCATTTCAATCCTCCTCATAGTACATCTTCCACGCCTGCTCAAACGAGACCACCTGAAGCCCTTCCTCTCCCATGATCAGATACACAGGCTTTAGGGCGATCACCACATACCCCTCATCGTCAAGACTCTTCCAGATGATTCCGTGCTGCTCTTGCGTTCCATGTTTCGCTAACTCAAAGAAACCATCTTCCGCTAAATTTACCACAGCCCCATACGGCACATCTTTTGTTATCCCATGACTTCCATGTCGGACAATGTTATTGACCCGGATCTTCATCCACGTCTCATGCCCCAACCTCACCGCTGCCATTATGCCATCACCACCTTGATTGTATGGATCAACTCGTCTCTCGTAACAGGCTGACTCGTGCCCACCGACTTGCAACATATCGCACCCGCCAGACATCCCAGAACACCAATAACATCCGACCCGTAACCCGCCCTCGCTACCTGCGAAGCGACGGCATAGAACGCATCGCCCGCTCCGATACGATCCACGGTGTTTTGCACCAGAAAGGCGGGAACGTGCTCCGGTCGGTCGCCATACTTTCGTATATATGCCCCTCTCCTCCCCACTGTCATCACAACAGTGTCGGAGCTGTTTATGTGGGCAATATGATCAAGGCTGTTTACGTCAGGCTCTCTGGGGCTTCTGAGATTCACCTTTACCTCATCGTCGTCAAGAATAACACAGTCCAAATTCCCGTACTTTCCGAGCGTGTTGAACGGAGTATTGCTCTCATTTGTCTGTGTCATCACCGAGACGAACCTCCTCCCAGTCCTGCCCCGATAGCCACGCTGTTTCGAGATATGAGCACCGATGATATTGTCTATCATTCCATGTCCAAAGTCGGCAACCATGATCATGTCATGCTGCGCAACCAGATCGTCTATTGCTGTGATTATACTTCTCGATACCTGACTCATCATTGGCGCATATTTTGTCCCGTAGCATAGCTCCGACATGTTCCTCTGATCTTCGTGTTCCCTCCCATCAATCAAACGGCTCTTCCTGGGAGTCTGCCGATCATTGGCATAAATCACATGAGCACGCATATTCTTGGGCATCTTCTGTTCCATACCGTTCCACCAACCCATTCCATCAGACCCCAACATCGTCAGGAGAGTCACCTGACCTGCTAACTGGGCAGCGTTTAGGGCAGCAAAAAACGCCCCACCATACATCGTCTCACTCGACTCGTAGTGTCGAGCGATAACCGAACTTTTGGGAGCGACGCCTAGCTGGCTTGTGTATATGTACTCATCAATTATCGTCTCGCCGATAACCAGAACCTTGCTCTCCTTTATCTTATCCAATGCCGTGAGGAGAGTATCAACAGGATGCTCACTCCTGAACCGATGTAGAAAGGCGTCCAGCTCCTCCCCATACATCTTCTGCCCTTCCCAGCGGTTCAGAACAAACGATGCCGAACTCTTGACAGGGGCGTCTATGAAAACTAGCTCACCCCCATGGCTCTCCACGGCTGTCCTCTCGGCTTCCAGCATGGAGTTCGGGACGTCCTTATATTCCACACCCTTTGCGTATATGTGAGGCTGGATCGCATCGATCACAGGAACTGCCCAGTCATCATTATTCAAGACGACGTAATCCACACATCCAAGTGCAGCTAACCCCCCCATGCGTATCTCCTCTGAGTAATACGGCCTCATCGCTCCTTTCTGCCCTTTGACATATATGTCAGGTGTCACACTCACGATCAGCACATCCGCATCCGCCTTCGCCTCTTTCAAGTAGAAAATGTGCCCGATGTGCAGACAGTCGAAACACCCATGAGCAAGAGCAATCCTCTTGCCCTCCTGTTTCAACACCGCTAGTTTCTCCTGTAATAACTGAATATCTCCCATCTTCACTATTTTATCGCTCATCTTCTTTCCTCCATTTGCGCCATCCCACAAAATTCACCCCAATAAACGTTGTGTTTGTCAATATCAGACCCCAATTCGTTATTATCAGACAACTCGACAACCACACCAAGTTGCCGACGATCCAGATCCAGAAGCAGATCCGTTTCTTCCGGATGTTGAAATAGTACCCCACCCCCGTCAGGAGTGCCCCCAGTATTGTTATCAACTGATAGAACACATCAAACCTCCAGCCTCGTGAGTGCGTATATCGCAACAGGCTCATCGCCCTTTATCAAATACTGCCTCGTGAACACAAACTCACCACGAGCTTGCTTGCCGCTCGCTGGCTCATCACCACCATAGAGCCGTATATTCTCAAACGGCAAGTTTAGGTGAATCTTCGGCGGCGTCTCCTCCGGAAACTCCATGATCTTACTCTTCAGCCTCTCACCGAACGCTGTCAACATAACTTTCATCGATCGCCCTCGTCAATCATACGTTTCAATACCTCTATATTCTCTCTCATAGTTATCATCCTTCCAGCCACCCCGCATTTTTCTTTGCATAGTGCCACCCGATCATCACAGGAGAGCCGTGACACAGAAGCCCTCCCCTGTCGATAATACTCCGAAACTTTCCCACCATTTCCCGCTCTTGTATGCTCCACTCCCATCTCCCTCTCACTCTTTCCAACATCTCCACAGCGAGACCAAGGATCTCTGCTGGGTTATTCTCTATCAGTTCGATCCCGTGCTCGACATAGCGTTCGCCCTTGATCAATCTCCCCGCACCTGTGTCAAGTATTTCCCGGAGAGACATCTCCTCTCCATACCGCACATGCCGTTTCGGTATCAGTAGATCGCCCTCCCTGAAACATGTCATCAGTTCGCAGTGAACCCAGTTTGTCATCGCAACAGGTCGGCCAAATATAGTCGAAACCTGAGCGACACCTGAGCACGAACCCAACAAAAAGAGGCATTTTGCCATCAGATAGATGTCCATGAAATCCGTCCTGTAGAGGCTAGCATAGTCAATAACCTTCTCGTTTCCTTCCACTACAAACGGCTTTTCGGCAACCTGTGAGAGACGGATCACGTAAAGACCCTTGGTGGTGAGATATTCGGCGGCAAGTCTGAAATTGTCGATATTGCAATCCCTGAAGTCGTGGTACGACCAATCCGCCCCAGGAGCAATAGTATCCAGATATGCTGGATCTCGGGCATGGACACATACAAACTCCGCCCCTTCGGGAACTCCCATCCTCCTGAGACTCGCCTCGCCCATGGCGATCTCCTCATCAGTGAAATACACATGCCTCCTCCAGTCCTGTGTTTGTGCAGGAACGTGAGCATCGCCATACCACGCTGTCGCTCTGTAGTATTTCAACCGCCTGAGACCTACGTGATCAAATACCCGCCTCCAGCGGTCTCCTGACATCACCTTTGTAAATAACCGACCCCACATCTTCTGGAGAGTCAGATTCGCCGCTCCGTCGTCACGCAGACCGATCAGGAGCTTCCTCCTGTATTTGCTCATGCTATTCATGAACGTCTGAGTGTTATACGCCAGATGCCCTATTCGCCCCACATACCACCGGAAGTATACCACATCCACTCCGAAACACTTCATGAACCCATGAAAGCCTCTCATGAGCATGTGTGTCATAAACACCCAAAATTGCCTTAATCCGTAATTACTCAGATAAAACTGCACCCTTTCCAGTAGTTTATATAGGAAATTCTCAGGCTGTTTCTTGGGCACCCGCCCATCACTTGCCCCCTGTCTTACAGAGACGCCAGGGAACAGCCCCACCGCCTCCTCTACCATTGACAGAGGCCCGAAGACCTGAATCTCCGTGACATCCTCTCCTGTCCTGTCTCTATATTCCTGTGCTTCTTTAGCCGACCGGAACGCTCTGGCGTTGATACCGTGATCCAGAACGGCAACTCCGCGCGCCTGCTCTGCCATCAAGCTATCCCTCGACACAGTGTATATCATCGGTCGGTTCATCCTCATCCTCCTTTATCGCTTTGTTTATCTCTATCTGCATCCTATTATGAAATATAGCCAGCCCCATCTCGAAGACCTCACGTCTGGTGAACCGCTTCCTGGGCTTTTTGAAATCTGTGAAAGGCTTGACAAAATAGTTCTGCATTCTGGTGGCAGCGATGAGACTGTCCGCCATTATAGACACATCTCGTTTTCTTAACCCATCAAGCTTGCTTCCCTTTTCCATATCGCTTTTTGATCTCCCTTTCCTGACAGTATGGACACGGATTCAGAATATGGAAGACAACCCATTTCCTCATTGCGGCGTCCGATTCGTTTAGTTTCTTCACCACAGCATTTGCGACATGAACCCTGTGACACCTGATCCCCTTCTCAGTCACCGGGCGGAACTCGGAACACAAGAGACAACCCTTTTTCTCCCCTTGCATTAGGATCTGAGCTGCCATATATGTCACATGGAACTCTCCGTCCTTTGTTTCTAACCAATCGGAATACTCCTCCAAAGTCGGGAAGGTGTTACCCAATTCGTAAAACTCCAATGTGACTATACCCGCCCGCTCAATCAGAAATTTCCCGATGTTTCCAGGGCTGTATAACCCATACCACGACCTCGACCCCGCCCGTCGGATGCCTATCACATAGTCGATCTCATAATGCTTCAACCTCCAGATTACCTGCTCTGGCTTATCGTTCCCGTATCCGATAGTGTATAAGAGTTTCATCCCTCATCCTCCAACCCAGGGAGATACTCCCTGGGTTTGATCAACCTTCTGGGAGTCACCTCATCGGCAAATACCGTGCCGTGTGGGATACGCTCTTGATACCTCAGTTCAGGTACTAGCTTCCTCCCTGAACTGTAATCGGGCATGTAGCCAATTCCACCCGCCGACTCGACATATTCAGCCTCGAATATAAAGACAAGAAACCTCCTCACCACACATTTTGTAAACCTTATGGCGGATTCCTTATCTTCGAACAGGCACAAAGGCCCCCATCCCTTCCTCCGCTTCGTGGGCACATTCTCTCGGTATCGCTGCCGCTTACCAATACCCAGGGTGCAGGAGTAGTATCCTCCCCTGCCCCGTATCACAACCTTGAAACCTGTCTTCTGTACCATCCCTTGATCACCTCCAGTGGGGTTATTTCATCCGCGTAGATGAAACCACTACACCGATGCACCATGAGTAATTCCTTATTCAAACTTACAGACACTCCAAATTCTATCATGTCATAAACCCACTTATCGTAACCCCTGAGTCGTGTATTTGGTATATAGGCACTCTCATCACTCAATGGCTCATATTCACACCGCAACACCTTGGTCTGATCCAGCATATCGCCTAGCACAAACGGCATATCACCAAGCGACTTATATAACATCAGAGCACCCCATCCCTGCCGCCTTTTTGTCACCTTGTTTAATCTATACAACTGGCGCAAACCCGGCGGCAAAGAGCCTGAATAGTATTTCCCCTTGTCCACCGTCACCATTTTATAACCAACCATCACTAGCCCTCCAGAACGATCTCCACACAGTCGATGAATGCGTGCCCCTTCCCGATATTTCCTATCAGGATGAAGGCGTTCCCAAACTCAGGGAGGTTCACCACATAAGTCAACTCGACCCATTCACCCACAGGGATGTTTTGTGTGAACGTTGCAGTCGATCCGCCCCAGTTATTGTAATAGACCAAGACCCTGACATTCACACCGTCCTCCGCTGGCTTATACACAGAGAAGCGAACAGTAACACGGCGACCTCTGAATTTCTTTGGCACCATATTGAACCTGAGCCCAAACGCACCACCCACACCCGTCACTTTAGCAGAGTATGAACCTTCCTTCTTTATCTCCGACTCCTGTGCCACACCATAGCCCGTGAATCCCTTCGGGAAGCCTCCTGACCATTCCTCCAGATCGCCCTCAACCAAGTTCTGACCAAGAGGGCTGACCCACTTTCCACAGAGACCACAAGACCTGTTTCGAGTGCAGAAATTGTCCGACTGTTTCAACTGGCATCCTTCGATTCCACTGGCGTTCTGGAAATCATTGTTGCACACCTTGAGACCTTTTGACTGCTCATCGGCATATATGTCCCAGAGGTAGTTTCCTTCGACAATGATGTTCCGACATCCTCTCATGATCAGCCCTTTCGATCCCCCTGCAAAGTTGCTTGTGACTGTCGTATTCGAGCAGCCCAGCAACTCAATATTCGACTGCTGACCTTCCAGATGCACCCGGTCGATCACCGAACCCAGTGTCATCCCTGACAACCGGATTCCACAGACAGGGTGGGCCTCCACAAGCGAGTCACGGATAGTGACTCCGCCCTCAGAGTTTGTCGATTTGATCCAGACCCCGATTCGTGCTCCACCCTGGAACTTACATGAAACGATGTCAATGTCGTTCATCGCCCTGCTGCCGTACCGCTCGCCGAAGATGTGCACCTCGGCATAATTCGTCGGCAGAGTCGCCTTATCGCCCTGTATTCGAGTCAATCTATGGGCGTTCATTATCCTGATCAGATCGGTAAATAATGCACCCCGGAGGTGGATAGAATACCATGAACCTGTAACAAACACATCGGAGACGGTACAGTGAGAAGCATTGGCGGTGAATCTGATCAAGGCAGGCTCAATTACAACCTCCTTACCATCTTTCTCCACCGTATGCCTCGTCGCATTGCTGGCAAGATGGAGACGCTCAAACCGACAATAGCCGGCACCCGTTGTGTCGAAAAGCGCAGCGTTTGCCTTTTGATAGATCCTGGAAGCTGCGGGGCTAATACCCTGAAAAATCAGATTCTTTGCATTGATCAGCGTTTCTGTGACAACATACGTCCCTCTGGGAAACAAGATCACATCTCGTGACTTGGCGGCAGCGATGGCTGCTTTAATAGCGGGTGTGTCATCCGTGACGGCATCGCCTACCGCCCCGTAATCTTTCACGTTATGAACACCGTCAACCGACGCTCCTCCACCAGTCACGGGGTCACCTTTGTCTCCTTTCGGGCCGGGAGGCCCAGGGTCGCCTTTCTCACCCTTCTCACCAGTCCCGACAATCTTGACTGTGATCTCTCCTGAAACCGTGCCTGTCTCCTCTGCCATCATTCCCAGAGAAGCTGCCTCAGCGATCCTCCCCGCCGGCTGCTCTTTCGTGAACACAGAGCACGAACTCACAAAAACCATAAGAATTGCCAACAATACAGAAACCGTCAAATATTTTCTCATTGTCTCTTTTCTCCTTCCGCTGCGATATAAAGCTCAGCCTCTCTAATCCTCTTCTGCCCAACTCTGTCCCTGATAGTAACCTCATTGGCATAAACCGTCCCAGGAGGTATAAAATCGGGCTTTACCGTCAACCTCTTCCCTCCATCCCAGAAAGATCGCAACCATGGCTTGTATACAAATCCCTCATCGGAAGGGACGTAATCCGCAAGGAACACAACCAAGTCACTACCCTCCCATTTACCCATACCCACACATAAAAACACAAAACGACTCAGACTCACTAGATCACGGAACAGGCAGAGAGATCCCCACCCCTCGCGCCTTTTTGTGGGAATGTTGACCCTGTATCTCTGCCGCTCGCCAATAGGCAGATTGCAGGAGTAATATCCACCCCGATCCCTTCTCATAAGTTTATACGCTCTCTTTTCCTCACTCACACACTCACCTCCTCGGTTAGAACATCGTCAACTGCCCATCCTTTATCACAATCATCCTGACATTAAAACAGTCCGCCCTCTCTCTTTTCCTGCAACGCTGACACTTCCTTCAATGCGTCTGCAATCCCTCCACAGAATCTCAGATATGGCTTGCTCTCAACACTTTTCTTCAAGTTTTTGAGCGTCTCACACAGCGTATTTCCATCACCATAAGCCAGTGTGGTTGTTGTATCACCACGTCGTTCCCAGTAATAACACGCCCACCAGCTCGCAGAATTTCTTCTGATCTCCAAATGCCCCACAGCGATTTTCCCGTAAGCCGGGTGGACACCCGCCACCATTGGAGACATTCCCTCAATTATCATTTTCTCTGCCCTATTCATCTATGTCTCTCCATCTTCTTTCAACGACTCGACAATTTTCTCGTATAACGGCACAACGTATTTTCTCACAGCGTTCAGTATATCCTTTTTGGAGACTGCCCTGATCTCGTATGCCAACCCCGAAACCACACCCCTCCTCGGCATATAGTTCGATGCCGTCCAGTGCCAGTATATATCATTATCTGGCTCAAAAAGGTAACAATTCACAGGGAGATTCGACCCATCCGCATCCTTTAGAGGTATCTCGCCAAAGTCAAAATACTTGTCTTCTTGCTCACACATTCATGCACACTCCCTTCAATATCCCGACCGCCACATAGTCCATGAGAGCGGCAAGGCCTGTTACAGACCCCAGTATTTTTTGATCATATTTGTTGTTTATATATCCCATCTCGATCAGCAGCGCCGGGCATGTTGTGTGCTTCAACACATATAAGTTTCTTGACTCGATTATTCCTTCTCCATGTGTGTTAATACCAGCAAGTGTTGTTGTGTTCAATATCGCCTCCGCGACCTTCCCCGCTATTGATGATTTTCTATAAACATATATCTCCAGACCGCTTGCGGAGTTCTCTTTCTCGCAACTATTACAATGAAGCGAAACGAAAAGATCCATTCCATCCGCCATCCCTGCGCGCTGCTTGAGCGGCGTTTTCTCCGTCTTCCCCAAAATAACCCTTGTTAAATATAAGTTTATTGCATCGCCCGCACGGTAAAATAAATTCCCCATCAGAAAATACGCCGCCCGGAGATTGATGTCGCTCTCAACCATATTGCAAAAGACCGCACCCGGGTCTTTTCCACCATGTCCAGGATCGATCATTATATACATGCTTTCGCCACCTCCATCTCCCTTATCTGTGCCCTAAGATCCTCAGCACACTTATCACAGTATGTGTGTGACATCACTGTCCCATCCTTCGGCTTTTCCACACATTCTCTTGTCTCCTTGTCAAAATATTTTCCACAAACACAGCATATAACCACATCCCATATTTCTCTCATCTTTATTCCTCCTGCTTGCTTATTATATAAGTAAGCACAATCTTTATTGTAATCTTGTAATTAAATCAATTCCATCAAACAATTTTTTCTCCTCTTTAGTTAAGCTAATTGTCCTCAATATATCTCTTCCTGTTCCACTCGTTATGTCATGGAATCCCCCCGCCTCCCACACAGGGAATCCCCGCCAATTACTGCCCAACAAAAAAGTAAATTGCTGCGGGCCCATGGGTTCTCGCACAATCCATGTCCTTTTATTTATCGCCCTTAGATAACTATGAATCGGTTTATCAAGATGCGTTTTGCTATGTTTCAGAACCCGTTTGTATATCGCCGGGGCTATGAATATTAGAAAATCTATGCGCTCCCATTGCTTTCTCTTGCTTATTTCAACAAGCGCATCAAGGGGCGGGGGGCTTCCGGTCGGATCACAATAGACAAGACCAAAATCCCTCAGTTTTTCGCTTAATGATATTTTTGGCAATATCTCCGCACTATCGCCCATGAATATTTCTATATTTCCGTCTGCTCCGTATTCCTGTGAATATATCTTTAATCTGTTAATATTCTCCTGTCTTTTCTCAATAAAATAGGCATGGTGTGGTATTACACAATTACCCACCTCTCGCAGAAATCTTAATGGGCTACCAATAATTGGCAAACGATTGTCGCCGTTGTATTTGCCCGGCCCTGCGTGCATATCCACATATATATACTTTTTCCCCACCCACCCCTCTCGGCTCATTATCGACTTTGCGATCTTGAGGTGCATACCAAGAACACTGCTAAAAACCCGCTGTTTTTCCTGCGTGTACTTCGATATGCCTACTCCGTTTTGCTTACTCATCAATATTACCTCCAATGTCTGGATATTCTTTTGGAACTACTGTCAAATTTGGCTTAAAATAAATACGCGCTTTGGCCTTTCTCGCCTCCCATAATATCTCTTCCACCCACAGCCATTCGGGTTGAAAAGCTGAGCATTGTGAACTTCTACTCCTACCTCCTATTATCACCCAATCGACCCATGATAAGAATGCCAACTCCTCAGATCCGCCATGATAATCATAGCTGCTCAATTCCTTATTCAACACCGCGAAATCCATCGACTCTAATAGCGGTTCAAACGAAATAAACGTCGTGGGTTTCCTCCATTCGGTCGCTATTTCCTTATATTCCATATCGCGGAACACTGTCAAAGTCGGCTCTAAACGCTCCTTTATATCCACCGTTGCACCCACCCACGTGTTTACGGGCCAGTCAAAATCTATCAGTCGTGAGGGATTCTTGGTAAGGAAAATATAATTCCAATTCGGTGTATCCCTCACGACTTCCAGAATCCTCTCTATATGCTCCTGTTTCACCCAGTCACCAAACAGATCCGCCATAGAACACACAAACACATTCTTTATCCCGGATTCGTTTTTCCTTGCCTCTGGGATCTTCGTGTTATGCGGAGCAACCAATCTATCAGGATGCCAGGTCGGTTTGAATCCCTCATCATAGAATCTGTTTGCAATGTCCCGTGCATAGCAATATTCACATCCATGCAGACACCCAGTCACAGGATTCCATGTCCATTTTGCCCATTCGATTTTGTCTGTTGTGGCATTAAATGTCGCTTTTCCAGAAATCTTTGGCTTTTCGGGAGGAAGATTCCTATATAGTTCCGGCTCATCTTTTTCCTCTTCCCCAATATCATCTCCTCCGTCCTCTTTTGATTCTATAGCAGATTCAACTTCTTGCTCTTTTGCCTTCTCCTTTGGCTTTGACTTCCTGCGTTTACGAACTTTTCCATCTGCACCAATTGAACTTATAAATTTTATAAGTTCACCAGCCCCCTCCATTTCCTTTCTTACAGCACCAACAGTGGGCTGAGATACCCCCAACATCCCGGCTATCTGGTTGTCGCTTATCTCCGGCGTTTCTTTCAACTGTTCCTTTATAAGCTCTCGTTTTTGCGCCTGGTTCAGATGCCTCCGAAGCATATTGATCCGACGTGCAAAGGCATGTCTATCATTATCTGTTTTCAATCCCTCCTTTATTTCCTTTGGGAAATCCTCAATACCAAGCTCCTGACACGCTCTCAGTCGATGATAACCGTCAAGCAAATTGCCCGCCTCATCATATATCAGAGCGACCTCTACGCCATTTTGTCTGATATTCTCCTTCAAAGCCTGGTATTCCTCTTCGCTCAATTCGGGCATTATTTGATAATTCATTCTATTCCTCCAAACGGGTCTCCGCCGGAACGATCTTCACCGACTCACCCGCAAAAGTCATCCAGTCCGTCGTTCCCGCACCGCCCCTGCGACCTTTCAGGAGACGGCAAACGATGACTTTCAGATCCTCCGGATCACGCCACATGCCGATCTGGACGTCCGCTCCCTCCTCAATACCACCAGAGTCACGACCCATGCTCAAGGTGATCTCCTCCGTGCCGTCTCCACCTTCTCTCGACACCTGAGAGATCATCAGAACCGCTGCTCCTGTCTCCTTCGCCAGCTCCTTCAGGTGTCGTGCCACATAAGACGTTCTTTCATAGAGGTTGCCCCCGGGCGCTCGCACGAGACTCATATAGTCGATGACTATGAACCCCACCTCACCGACTGTCGAAACTATCGACTGTATCTCGCCCAGCGATAGGTTGGATTTCTCAACAATATACAGACCTTTCAGATCCTCCATTTTGCTGTCAACCCGACCGGTTTTGTCCTCAAGGTATAACTTCTCGATAGTTTCTGTGGATTCACCCATCTCAATTGATGCACCGCGCTCATAGACCTGCTCTTTTGGCATCTCCAGAGAGAAGAAAATCGTCCATATCTTTTGCTTGTGGCATATATCGTGAATAATGCTCTGTGCCACAAGAGACTTGCCCACCGCCGGGCGTGCCATTATCACCGCCACCTCACCCGGACGGAGACCCCTGACCTTTTTGGCAATGTTCGGCATCATTGTCAATTCGATCTTGCGTGTTGATATATGCCTCACGTATTCTTTGTATATTTGGATCAGGTCGGCAGGTGTGTAGACTTTAATGCTATCATGTTCTCCCTGCTTCTCGAATAAAAAACAGTCCTCATGGCAGAACTTCTGGAGTATAGAATCATTACAACCGAAATCATACACCGTCGAGCCATACGCACTGAGAATCTTTGTCATTATCACTGAATCATCGAGCGGGGGGCGGTTCAGTTCATTCCACGCCCGGAGCATCACTGTTGCAACCTCTGGGGGAGTTCCCTTCTTATGATAGTCGGCGGCCAACCTGATGGCACATTCATCCCTCAGTCCCTCATCGACCCCGCTCATTATCCTGTGCAGGCATATCTTTGTCCCGTGGAGTGCCTGCTTCCTGATCTGTGGCTCATTCTCGATCCTCTGGGGCTTCGGCGGCTTTTCCTTCTCTTTGTCCAGAAACGCCAGTCGCCCTGTCTCTATGTCCTCACTGCTGTCCACATACTCGACCTCCCTGGGAGACCCTGCCATTATCTTTATATCATTCATTCCCAGGGTCATCAGCTCCTCAAACGTGAGGGGTATCTTGTATAATCCTGTCTTTGCATTCACCGTCCCGCTCAGCCTGAAGATCCTCGTCTTGTCGTACACCGCCAGGTCGATCTCCATATCGCCAGCCATCAACTTGGCGATAGCCTTACACCGCGTCGGAAGATCCCTCGATGGGGTGAGTCCGAAGAGCTGTGCATTGACACCTACATGGAAGCCCTTCGCCCCTGAGAAATACAGACGGAGACTATCTGGATCGACATCATACTCCATCACCACTCTATTCACGAAATGCCGGGCAGCTTCCAGCGCCTCGTTCAGATCCGCACGATCTATGTCAAACCATACGTAGTCGGTGTATGCCTCGCCACTATATCCCGACACACTCTTTTTCTCTCTCACATAGGCAGGGAAATCTTTTTTGAAACGATAGAAACTCCTGTAGCACTCACTCCCTGATGAGCCGCTTACTGCTGCATTCACATCACTCAACTTCACAACTTTGTTTCGGTTCTGGATCGAGTCGGTTACGATCTCTACATACAAAAAGTCCGGGAATAACATTATATCTCCTCCATGTCATCGTCACTCATCCGCCTCAGTAATTCATCCAGTTCGATGGGTGGCTCAATTGTCTTCTTCTGCCACTCTCCTTTACCATTTTTATCCGTGATCCCCTGTGCCACCGAAAAGAAGAATTCTTTCAATAGGTCGAAGTCCGTGGGAGACACACCACCAGACTCAACCATAGCGTCACGCAGCTTATAATACATCGACTCGTGCTTTGCTGTTACGCAACCCCAGAAAAGAAGAAACGTGCACGTCGTTTCCTTCATCAGCAAATCATTCAGAATCCCAAAGGCTTTCTCTAAGTAAGGCATGGCTTTTTTCGTCTGTATCTCAATCATCGACTCCAGTTCTTCGTTGTCCTTATTCATAACTGTCCTTTTCTTCTCCCATAGCCTGCTAGAAAAATTCTTGTATGTTATAATCTTTCTTGTATTGCTTCCACATCCGTTGCCCATATCCGTTTATCGCATTTGCGCTTTTGATTGCCAGCTTCTCGTATTCAGGCATGTTCCGGATTACATGACACCAGAACTCGATGTCCTGCGCTTGACGGCCTCTGAGAAGATTCATTGCCTGCTGCTGGGATATTTTGATCTTTCCGTTCCATCTCGTCTCGACTTCTCCCATCAAGAGAATGTGATTTTGTGGAGTCGAAACAGGAGAAAAATCATCAGAAAAATCGTCAGATTTTTCCTGATCTGTATTATATAATTCTGTATTATCTGTATTATCTGTAGGCGATACCTCAGCCCTTTGTTCATCAGTGTTTGCACCGTTTTCATGTAATGTGGGTATGACAACTGTGTCATCTGTATATGACAACCGTGACATCTGTGCATTACAATCTGTCATCTGTGCATTACATTTGTGTAATATAGAGATGACATCACAGTTGCTCAAATCATGGCCCTCCGGGAGTAGTTTTTCCACATCCTGATCTGTCTGGGCTGACCTCAGTTTTTCCAGTTCTTCTGACATTTCAACATTCTCCACAGCATTCTTTCCGATCAGTGCCCTGAGAGATTCTGTGTCGCCCACGAACTCAACCCTCCATTGCTCGTATTTCTTATTGAACGCTACGACTTTCTCCTGCCATCTCACCACCAGAACTCTTTTGCACACGAGACCCACAAGTGTCTTGATGAAGTTCTGTCGTTTGATACCCGTTGCCTTATAGGCAAGAGCCCACGTTCCGAAGCTGGCTGACTTCTTTCTGAATCCATACGAGAGCCGTAAAACTAGACCCAGGAGTCTATGCTCCGACGCTGTAAACTTGAACATCGAAAGCGCCTCTTTGATCTCTGAGTGCAGCTTAAACCAGTTTCCATCCTCTATTTGAATATCAGACTTTTTTCCTGGGTCTAGCATCAGTACACCTCATCCGCTCCTAGTGTTTCTATCCTCTCGATCAGCGATGCAAGTTCCTTACTGATGCGAATATTCCAGACCCCTCCTGCTTGGATCTCAAGCTCATCGTATTCCCTGAGCCTTCTAATATGCACATCCTCTTTCCTCAGATCAAGATACACCTCCACATCAACAGGATCACCCGGATCGGGGAAGTCTTTCCCGGGCAGTGTGTGTCTTATGTATTCAATGCTTATTCTCGATTCAGGGTTGTTGAATTTTTCCATCTTTACAACCTCATGGGCATCATCACATATTCATAGCACGTCTCCCCTTCGGGCTGCACCCATACTGGAGATAGTGCATCCTTGAACTTGAAAACCAGCTTTCCTGTCTCCACAACCCCCAGGAAGTCCGTTATGAACCAATAACTGAGCGTTATCTCGAACGGCTCACCCTGGAACTCCACCTCCACCGTATCCTGCGCCTCCCCAACATCAATGGTCGATGCAGACACCTTAAGCTCACCCTCCTTCAGTTCCAGTCTCATCCCCGCTTTCGGATTCGCAACCAGCGACACCCTTCTGAGAGCTTTCATCAGATCATCCCTCTCGACTGTCATCTCGATGTCGTTATCTCTTGCCGGCTTGATCACCGCCTCATAGTCAGGATACTCCCCCTCGATCAGTCTGGTTGTCAATACAACTGTGTCAGAAGCAAAGATCATCTGATTGTCTTTCTCTGACACTGTGACATCACCATCAGAAAACGTCTTGCTGAATACCTCAATAGCCCGGGTGGGAATGATGGCATCGAACTCATTCTCAATCACCATGCCTGAATATACAAGAGCCAATCGTTTCCCGTCAGTGGCGGCCATCGAGTTCGCTCCCTTTGCGCTAAAATACACACCAGAGATGAAGTGCCTTGTCCCATCGTCTGATACAGCGAAGGCCGTCTTCCTGAACATATCCTTGAGACCTTCCACAGATATGCTGGCAGACTTACCTCCAGGAGCAGGCAGGTTAGGAAACTCATCACCATCAAGACTGTGTAACCGAAATTTGGCTTTTCCTGATACAATATTCACCTGCTCGCCACTCTCTCCACTTTTCAGTTCCACAGTTTCCCCTGAGAGTGCCCTTACTATGTCGGCAAACTTCTTAGCAGGTAGTGTCCTCACACCAGAAGACTTGACTTCACCCTCCACATTCATCCGCATTCCCACTTCAAGATCCGTGGCGGCGAACTCTATTCCCTTTTCCTCATCTGCTTTTATTCTGATGTGTGAAAGTATTGGTAGCGTGTTGCTCTTTGCTGCCGCTGCCGCTATTGTTTGAACACCCTTGCTCAATTCATCTCTATCGAATATTATGTCCATCGTTGAACTCCTATCAGTTCCCTTGCCATCCTCAATTTTCCCACATCCTCAGAGGTGTGAATGTTCATCCTTATCTTATCTTCATCCGCACCCCTTATCCTGAGTGCTTGCACACCGTTGAATACTTTGTCATCCCACAAATTTGGCATCAGTCGGAAGTTCTTATCTTTTGACCACTTTGACCATTTCCTTGGCTGTCCTGCATCCAGGGTGCCCTTCAAAAGATTGTCTGTATCCCTCCACCTGTAGTCGGTGAATGTAAACGTGAGGTGTATCTGGAACTCGTGATCCCCCGGCAAGACAGGAATGTCAGCCATCAGTAACTCCGTGTATATCTCCTCATAGTATCTCCGGAGATCATTCGGCATATACCAGTGCCCTGCCTTTGCTTGCTCCTTACGCTTCCAGGGCTTCCCTTTTCTTTTCAACACCACTGAGAAAACTTCCATCTGATCTCTTTTATGCTGTCTCCTGCGTCAACAGGAGACAGCATTTTGAAACTCACCCTTGCTGTAATAACTCTACTCTGCTATGGCTCATCCACCATAACAGGCATAGTTGTATGTGCAGCAATTCGTGAATCTGATTCTCTTTGTCGCTACTTCTAGCACAAGAATGTCGTCTTCTGACATCAGACATTCCAGAATATCATCAAGTTTCTCGTCAAACATTTCTAACACCACCCCTTGTTTTGGGCTCATGTCTGAGGTTGTCCGCCCCTTCGCGGAGCGGCCAACCCAAATAAAGATTGAAATAATATAATATTCTCATTCATGACTAAGGATCACAGGCTCTCCTGTATCCTTTCGACTCACGCTGCTGTCCAGACAGCCACGTCAAGACTCCATCACCACCCCACAGGAGGCGTGGGTGGAAGATCCCTAACCACCCACAAAGAGGAAAAACCTGTCTTTCAGTCATTCATAAATGTCAAAAAAGCATTAAGCAACTCTTTGAATCCTTTGTCACTCTCGTTCGCTTTTTTGAAGTTATACAACATCATTGCCTCGTGCTTATACATCGACTTGCCGAACTCAATCACATCAGCACTGGAGAGAGAGACTATTTTCATATCGCTCTCCTTCACGACTTTTGACCCCATAATCTTCCCTGCGAGTTCATCGGCAAGCTTCTCCACAGTCACCGCATTTCCTTTTTCACCTCCGCTTGTCTCTCCCTTTTCGGGTGGCGGAGTCTCCTCCGCTGATTCAGGCTCTTTCCCACCATCCGTTTTCTCTGTTTCCGTCTTTTCCTCTTTTTCCGAATCCACCCCCTCAAATTCAGCGTCTATCACACCAGCATTCAGGTCAGGCGTCTCCTGAAAGACGGGCACCTCCCTGTCTTCTGACACCCCAGGAAGTTGCAGAAGCACCTGGTTTGCTTCGAGACTTCCATAATATTGAATCTTGTGGGGTGACACAGCAGGCATCAGGTGGACAATATAGTGTGTCCGTGTCACCCCATCGTGCACCATCTGCTGCGGTCGTCTTTCCAAATAGAGAGGTATCATGTTGACCCGACCGCCGTGCATTCGAGTGAGCAGCATCCCGGAATTGATCTTTCTGATGCTGCTCACCGATGTTGTAGTCATCCTCCAGATGCCAGCCTCCTCAATGCCCCTGATAACGAAACTCAGAGTCGCTATCTTCGAGCACTTGTTTTTCTGATAATAAGGACACTGTTTCCTATCCGCATTCTGACTGCCATCACCCAAACATTTGACCTTGAACCCTGACCCATCCTCTTCGATGATTTCCAGACCCTTCGCATCGCCTTTCGAGGGACACTCGGCTGCTTCTCCGTCACCTTTACACCGCAGCGCACGTTTCAGAAACCTCATATAATGCTGCGGGAAGGTGATCTCATCTTCGTCTGACAGGAGCAGAATATCGATCCTCTTCGGCTCCGGCCCGTATTCTTCGGTAAACTGTGCAATCAGTCGATCCCGTTCCTCCTCTATTGGCGTCGCGGGGTCTAACTTGAAATAATCAAGCTCAACAGGGTATTCTTTTCCCTCCTCATTTGTTTGTTTCTCGCCCAGCCTCACATTACCCAGAATGGGTAACTGCACCGTCTCTGTCAAACCTTTGATCGGCATCTTTATGTCCTCCTGTTTCTTTTCCATGAGATATTTGCCGATGGGACAGTGGTGTGCCACTTCACAGAAGCGTGTGCACCTGACCCCGTCCCAGTTCTCTCTGTTTGTGCAGGGAATATCCCAGTATCCCTGCTCCAGAGCTTTCGCCAAATCCTCTGCCTTTTGCTTGTAGTACACGTTCACAACATCGTCATCAAGCCGCTCGATGGGAATATAGTATATGTTCCTGAATATCCCGCGGCTTTTGGCAATATGAGTGCCGCCGTCCCTCACCACACACATGATCCGCATTTCATCTATCCGAAAGCCTGTCTCCTCTAGCCCCATCCTGTATTTGTTTAACTGCATCTCCCAAGACCACTTGTCGATCCTCTCGCCACTCTGTCTCATGATCTTCCGTGTCTTGGGCTGGCCCTTTTTCTTCCCCGACTTGTAGACCTCGCCTGTCTCTTCCCTGTCGTAATAGATCCCCAGCGCCTTGGCTACCACATACGACCCGGAGGTCTTCGTGTCCACCAGTGTGTTCTTGCCGCCCTCGACTTCCAGAACATCCATGATCCCCGTGACACCTTGGTGCTCCAGTTTCTCCTCTACCAGAGAATACTCATCCTCAAATACTTCGAGTAGATTGTGCCCCTTCGTGCCGTGTATCATGAACGCCCGTGCGTCGGGCGATATGGGATAATTTTTGGTGATTTTCAGGTAGGAGTACATTGTGCCGTTCAATAATTGGGTAGTACTGAAAACGGGTCTCATGTTTATGTTACAGTTCGGGCACTTCATTCCCATACCTCAAATTGTTGTGGTAGCTAGAATGCTCTCCGTGCGAAGAAAACAGATGCAGATTTTCTATCCTATTATCATCAACTTGCCCATTTATATGGTGCACTGTCTCATCTTCTGTAAGCGGTCTTCCCAGAGACCTTGCCATAATCAAACGATGTTCTTTAACTCGCCCATTTGTGTGTGCCATACGATAGAAAGGGTCTGTTTTGTAAAGGTGTGTTTCTATATATCCTCCAGCAACCTTGAATCGCCCTCCTTTCCATCCAGGATTCTTGTCACCGCGTTTCTGATCACCGAGTATGCGCCTCACCGCCTCACTTCTTTTCTTGCCTTTATTCATCTCTGCAACGAACCGGGCACGGCATTTGGCACATGGAAAAATCCCTTTCCGTTTGTATTCATCCGTCCTGATCCACCGGCAATCACCGCACCAGGGGCAGGCGAGGTAGATATAATGCCCTCTGTGTTTTTTGCGCAATTCCTTTGAACCTCTTATCTCTCCGATCTCAGGCATCTTGCTCTCCTTCAATTGTTTGCGTTTGAATAGTAAAACCACAGGCAGGGCATTTCCAGGTAATGGGTCTCTGTCGGGAGACCAACCTGAGATAGCTTCGGGTAGCGCATCTGAACTTGAGACGACACCCGTTCTCCTCAAGGCATTTGTCAATCTCTATCGTGCCACCATCGGGACATCTGAAGTGAGTTGCAGGCATTCGTTCTATCTCCAATACAGCCACCGTATCCCTCAATGCTTGCTTACTAAGTAAGTAAGAAAACCCC